GGAAACCCATCGGGATAATCGGACTCGATAACTTTCGTGTCGGGGCCAAAGTTACCTGTGATAATCGCTGATGGATATTCCATTGAGTTATCCAATTCAAACGCATTTTTCCAAACACCCACAGGGGCATCCATAACGAAGCCTCCTTGCTCGATACCACCTTCGGGCATAGATGATACTACAACCTGCACAGAGGGTAGTATGACGCCTTCTTTCATCAGCAAATGACCCATCATATCTTCGACAAGCATCATGTTACTGTGACTATTGTGTAGTGTGCTGTTGTGATACGCAGTCTTCATGATGTAAAACGGTAGCAGGTCTAACTTCTCCATACATCGAGCCGCACACACATTGTCCCATGCGTTATACACAGCAAGCATCATTGGGTCTTTGACCATCAAATCAGTAATACGAGTCCTCGGCACTTTACCATAGCCAAGTGTGCTATGAGCCATCCAAGACAAAGAAGCCGCACCTGTTGTAGCGGCCGCACCCTGCACCTGTTCAGCATAGGCAATCTTGGTATCGAATGTTGGCATACGCCTCATGAAATCAAGAGGCGGCACATTCATTCTATGATACCTCAAATACTTGCGACATCGGTTCACAAGATACGGTATATCGTAGCCTTTGATATTCTGACCTGCGAGAACATCGGGGTCGTATCGCTTCAGAGCATCAACCCACCAATTGAACAGGTCAGCCTCCCTTTGCGTTGGGTCGGGGTCATCAAAATTGATGACTGTTACTTTGTCCTTGCTAACGGGTGGAATAGGATTCTCATGCTCGACCACAGACTCTAACGCCTCCTGTGAAGCCATGAATCGTTTTACAAGTCTCTCTGATGTCGGAGCGGTCGTGGCTATCTCGTGCATACCCGTCTTGACATCGAACAGAGCGATTGACACAACGGGTTCGGGTGCATTTTCCATGTCAAGTGAGTCAGCAGTTTCAATATCGAAGTATAGTAAATCGAGTGTGAAGTCAGATACAGGCACTTCGGAGTGATGGATATTGACAGGTCTCAAGTTATCCAAGTCCTTCGACATATCGACTTCAATAACTGCTTCCCAACCATAGAGCCATCTAACAACAGAAGACCATTTTGCGTCAGCCGCATAATGCGGATAATAGAAATCACGAACCTCTCGATAGTGGAATGGAGATTCAATCTCGACCTCCATCAATTCTTTACCATCAACACTTGACTTGTCGCTATGACGAACATCAACAACGCCTTCGACCTTGCCTGTAAATGGTAACTTGTTGTATGACTTGGCAGTCCAAAACTTTGGACGGCAACCATGCACTCGCAGTTTCACCGTTTGACCATCACGAGACTTACATCTAAGAACGGTGCTCCATGACTTCTTGTCACCTTCAACCGCTACATCAACAATTAACAGTGGCTCTCGCATAGATGAATCACCTTGACCCACCTATTTCAAACCCTAAACCGATGCCACCACTTTGGCTTTCTTGTCTTGATTGATGTCGGTCTCATTTGAGCCTGTCTCAATTCCTTAGCGGCCTTCTCTAATTCATCAATCTTGTCTTGTAATGCTTTCTTCTCATTCTCAATGCGAAGCATAGCGGCCGCTACATAGATGAGATTGTCAAGCACTTCTTCAAGTCCCATCTCAACCCAAGAGTCCTGTTTAGTTCCCCATTGTCGTGTATCATCTTCAACACGAAGACCATGACCATACTGCTTTATCCCAACAGCCATACGCTCTTTGATTATCTCAATGATACGAGCGTTGTCATTGGCCTCATGCGGTTGCACTCATACCCCTCCACCATGTAGGAGGGTCTCTCCCCGTCCACTTTGCGAACCCTGCTTTGTCACGGTTGTAAAACTCTCGATATGCTTCGACAGGGCAATCCCATTCAAGTAGGTCAGTGTTCTCACCCTTGCTCTGATTCAAGCATCTAGCAAATGGTGTTAGTCCCTCTAACGGCCATTCCACGACAGTCTCAAGGAATAGATGAATAAGAACCTCTAGTTGTATATCAGATTGGTGTGATTTACCAAACCGTCTATCAATCTCTGCGACTATCTCTTTGGTGTGATACCAATTCCATAGCCAATTTTTCTTTGACAAAGAGCACCATTGAGTTGCAGGGTGAAAGCGATAACCGCCTTTGTGTGGTAGTCCTGTGCTTTGGGCTATCGGCATGGATTCGGGGTCAAACCCACGAATCAGCAAAGCCGATACCGCCATTTGGACGCCCTCTTTGGCCTGTGAAAACAAATGCTTGTCACATAAGTTATGTGCAGATACCAAAGGTGAGTAGTGTGTAGCAAATAGATTCACAATTCATCTCCCCATACAAAGCCGTCTTGAAGGTGTTGCCTGCGACAAACCACACGGTATCGTCTTCTAATTTTATCCCATCGAGTCTGTGTGACCATGACAGGTATGCTAAGGAAATGCTCACAGTTTTTTGCTGTTTCTATTGCATCAGCATGTGTCTTTTCAAATGCAAGCACTTCATTCATGTAGTCTTTCTCCCATATCCATTTGTATGTTCGGCCCATGCACCTATACTAAATGGCCCACCTATATAAGTGTTATGTTTCGTAAAAATGCCTTGACTGCAAGCACATCGTCTTGAGCAACGCTCGCCCAATGCAACGCTTGGCCTATTCCCGACAATATCCTTTGTTGGAGTGCCAATGGCATAGATTCGTCTGTCGTCACGAGGTCATAGAAAGCATCGAGAATCTCAACCCCCGACATACCTCTTGCTGAAAGTGCATCGACCTCCTTATCGACTTCACGATACAGACGCAAGCCCTTGGAGCGTTCAGCCCCTTTGGCCTTAGCCACCTTGGATAGTAACGCCTTGACCCTAGTGGGTTCAAGTGTCACAATGTAGTCTTCGACATCCTCGACATCGACTTCACCTGCTACACGAGTCAGAGTCCAAAGTAAGTTCAGAGCCTTTCGCATTGAGCCACGAGAAGTTCTCATCAGCAAGTCCAACGCCTCGTCGGTTAATGCCGTCGATAGGGCAAGGAGAGCGGGTCTCATCACCTCGACTGAAATCGGTCTGAATCGAGTCGATGCAAATGCACATCGGTCTTTGATGGGGTCAATCAATTTTTGAGGATAGTTTGCTGACAGAATAAATCGTGTCTGTGGGTATCGCTCCATCATTCGTCGTAGTGCCGCCTGTGCTTCGGGTGTAAGATTATCACACTCGTCAAGGAATACAGTGTTGAAGGGTATCGGTTTGGTTTCACCTGTGTTTGTTGTGTATGTTCCAATCACACCACGAGATGCAAACTCCTTCACCTTAGAACGGATAACAGAGATAGACCGCTCATCAGAAGCATTCATCTCAAGCCAATTTTGAGACCATGCGTCCCCAAAGGCAGTCTTCATGAAAGCGATAGCCGTTGAAGTTTTACCTGTTCCTTGCATACCTGCAAACAGCATGTGTGGTATATCTTCACCTTTGTGAATACCCTCAACCATAAACTTGAGCCGCTCAACAATGTGAGGCTGACCAATCACTTCGTCTAAGGTCGCAGGGCGGTATTGTTCAATCCACATAGAGCGTTCACCTTGCCACACCTTATTCAATGTTCAAGGACGCTTGCCACGATTCATAACAGTCTTCACAAAGCGGATTATCCGTCGATGCCGTAGGCACGCAAACAGGACACTTAGCATCCATTAGACCCGCCTCAAAAGGGAGTTTTGCGCTTTGCGGCCATGCGTTCTTCACGCTCTTGTGCCGCCAATCTCTTGGCTTCTTTTTCCATTGCACGCTCATGCTCTAATTTGATAATGGAGTCCATGACAATAATTGACGCATCAATAATCTTTGGAATAAGGTCGTCATTGAGGTCATGGATTTCGACTTGCCAATCCATGCCACGCTTGAAGAATGACACATCTTTGATGTTCCTGTCATCACCGGCCTTGACTGACCCGTTGTCTTTCAAGATTTCAAAACATTCGTCCTTGACCCAAATGGATGCCGCACCTCTGCGGTCACCATATACAGATGCAATAACAAACGGAGATTCAGCGTCGGGTTTGAGTGCAACATAATTTACTGCACCCGCACTTCGCTCGACTGCGGTAAATCCTTTGTTCGTAAATGACTCGACGATAAACGCCTTCGTCTGTCTTTTCATTTCTTGCTTGCCAATTTGTTCACTTTCAGTAGTGCTCATGATTCACTCATACTCACCACACCTATATGAAGGTTATACTTATCGTCAAATTCACCATTTGAGTGCTTTTCACAACAGCCACGACATGATAATCGGCCCACAGGGATGTGACTGCGCTCAAACTTGACACCGCAAGCATGGCAAGTCAGAACATATCTCGCTCTCCTACGAAGTAGTGTGCGGGCGAAGTTCACGGTCTCCGATTTGAATAGCATGTAAGAGTCCCATTCCTGCTCAAGTTTGTGAAAGTCGGGGCCGTGTGCTACCTCGTGTCCGAGTGTGTAGTGGCATAACTCATGATGAAGAAGTCCCTTGACCAAATAACCTTGACATTCATCGAAAGCCATGGGATGAAACAAGATAGTAGGCTTACCTTGGCCGAGAATGATTTGCGCTTGCACAGTTCTATTGTCAGCATCGAGATACCCGTAATCAAACGAGGTAGGGAAGCCCAATGACCAATTGCGCTCCCGACAAAGTGCATAGAATATGTGATGTATGTGTGTTTGGTGTTCACTTGTAACTGTCATTCGACTCTCATTCCCCAATCGGCTCTGATTAGTATAGTGTCGCCTCGTCTCCATACTATAAACTCTGTATCGGGATTGACGAGAATAAGTCCTTGAAGTGTGCGACCGAGTTCTGTCGGGTCGCATAGGATGTCGAGTTCTTTGGACTTCTCCACGATTAACTCTGTGTAACATACGGTATATGAGCGATTCGCCCACCTATATGAGAGTGAAGACTATTGCATTCAAATCCTTTTGAGCATCAAAGTCGATAACCCAAGTTTCGTGAGGCTCGGTCAAGTTCAATACTCTGACTTGTTGAGACTCGACATCAAAGCCGTCAATTTTCCATCCGTTTGTCAGCCCTCCTATGTGAGAGAATAACGCTTCTTGGCTATTGAATGGAATAGACATCAGAGAATCACGGATGTCATTGTCCCACAGAATATGAAGATGAGAGTCGTGCCAAGCACATACAATTTGTCGCATTCAAATCACGAGTAGTCACAGACAAACAGAATATCATTATGTCCGTTAGCGGTCACGCTGATATTGACACCCTTTGTCACACGCACACCTGCGGGGAATGTCAGAGATGTGTTTTGTCTTACCATAGCATCTGCGCTGATAATCATGCGAGCAAGAGTGCTAACATCAGTGAGACCGTCACTGTCTTTTACAACAACAATCAAATCACCCGCAGGAGGGGGGTTCGGAAGAACAGAAGTCAATTGAAGACCAAAGACAATTGCGTTTGGTATGATTATTGTCCCATCGGTTGTGAGTGTTTCAGTTCTCGACATGGATTAGGACTGTGGCAGGCATGGTTCATAACTGTCGTCCTATCGGTCTCAATAATGTATAGGTGCGACATAAGCAAAAAATTGACTTAGCGTTTTTTCAGAGTATGTGAATAAAACTGAAAAAATTATCTTACTGACTGAACATAGGGGGGGTCGGCCGTGACCCCCATCACGGCCGCCCCGAAAAAATCATTCTCTCCCGCCACAGAATCAAGCGAACATTCGCACTTTCTGTTGAGCGACCTCTTGAATGGCTGTGCGGTGAGATTTGCGGCACACCTCGACCGCCTGTGGGTAGTGCCTGCGGGCAAGGGGTAGGACTTGAGTCCATGCCTGTCTCTCGTGAGGCTGTGCGAGGTATTGAGCGTATGTGCGGTCGGTGCGTGTGCTTCGTGGCCTGCGTGCGAGTGTCTCGACTCTGTCGCCCTCCCTGTGGGTTAGAGAGCGAGGTTCACGAGCATACAGAGAAGAAGCACGGCCAAAGAAGGAAGTATCACAGTCACCACGAGCACGGTAGTTTAGGACATACCCTGCGGTAACATTCCATGTATAGGACTTGACCAAATTGCGACCGCCAAACCATTGAGCGGTAGCGGTCAAAATGCCTGTAACATATTGAACAAAGTGGATTGTCTCGTGCATGAGGGTCTTGATTAAGTCCGCATCGTCTTTGTGATTGTCAGCCGATGGGCCAAGGTTCAACATGAGTCTAAAGCGTGACAAGTCGGTTTGTATGGTGTCGCCCTTGCGTAGGTTGCTAATGTCTGATGGAGTGTTGAACCATGTGCCAAGGGAGCCATGTGTGCGGCCTGTGTTAGCACGGGTTAAGATTACATCAAGGGTGATATTTGTTAAGTCCACATCATCACGCACTAGGTCAATGATGGTGGTCTCAATAACAGACCTTACAAAGTCCTTGATAGGTGCTTGGCCGACCCTCTTTGGGAATCGGATTTGGGGTAGGTTTCGGGCTTGGGGGTTGGTTGCCATGTATAGTCCTAACAGCCGCCACCCTATAAAGGTTTGCTTGACCTAAAGGTTTATAGGCTGACAGTCCCCGTGTTCAAGTGGACGACGACGACTTATAGGCCGGTGGCCCCGCAGTATCACGGTTTTGACTGTCGTCCGTGCGTGGTCGCCACGAGGGCGGCAGGGCCTCGGATGGGGTGAGGCCCCGCCTTGAGTATTCGACACCGTCTCAAGCAAATTCAAGGTGGTTTTCAAGGTTTTTCGGGTGGAGTCCGTCAGCCCATTCAACCGTCCAACCTTCAAGGTCTGTTATATCGACGAAGTAGGTTAAGATTTCAACAGGTGAGAATATCAAGCACTCGGAGCCTGTAACGCCTATTATCTCGCCACCTTCGGTCTTACCTTTGAATTGAGGAGCGTCGAGGTTCTCGGCTTGCTCGGTTGTCAATTCAACAAAGACTCTGAAAGGGATTCTCTCATTTAAGAAAGCCTCAAAGGTTTCACCGTTTGGGTTGGTTACTACCGTTGGCATTTCAAGGTTCATCATTCGGGCTTGGGTTGGGGTGGGGGTTTGTCCGTCCATGTATTGCCGTAGTGGTGTAAGCATATAAAGGTTCGCTTTTACCTATACATTAGAAAAGACTATATACTGACAGCCTTATGTTCAAGTGGATGATGATTAGCCGAGGGGCCTGCGGCCTCGCAGTATAACGGTTTTGAGATTTTGGCGGCCTGTCGGCTCGCCCACTCGGTTCAAAGAATCGACGGCCGCTTCATACGACCAAATCAACACGAAGGGCCGCACGGGTGCGGGGTTGGTTGTCCCTGCGTAGCATGACAGTCTTGACCACTCCGCCTCTAACGATAGCGACCACATTTTGACCGTTTGAGCGGCTGTCGCACTGTGTCGCACGGTGAGCGGTCAAGCGGTGAGCATAAACGGCCATATCCATGCGGCCGTATGTTGAAACCGCATCACGGACAGCCTGCCCGACAATTTTCCTTTCATCAACGGTAAGCCTCTCTTGGAGCCTCTGTTGGGTGTGGGTGTTGCTTCGCATGTTACTAGATGGGAGGCCGCCCCTATATAATAGATTCGCTCAAAGGTTCTAAAATCCTGATGATTTAGAAATGAGAACATCAAGGACACGGTTGAAAATTATCGAGTAATCGGCCGTAACATCGACCCCGCCTTCAATGATGTCGCTTAAGTCGTCCCCGTTGCGCTTGGCTTGGTTGGCAAGGTTGCGAGCACGGTTAGAAAGGAGATTCCTCAAGAAGGTCATGCTTTAGCCTCCTTGAGGGCCTTTATGGCGTCAGCAAGGCGAGCCATTTCAGCCTCCCACTCTTCAAGGGGCATGAGGTCATCAAGAACAATCATTCAAGCCTCAACCCCTAATTCAGAGAGGAGCCACTTGACATATTCAAGGCCCTTCTTGTTTTCAGTTCTTACGGCTTCGTCCATATAGGAGAAGTCGGCTTCAATGCTCTCCATCAATTCAGAGAGTTTCGTTAAGTCGATGGTTCGGGGGGTTTCATGTCCGTTCATACCCCTGCGTGGGGATGCGCCTATATAATACTGTCGCCTATATCTTTCGTGCTTGGACTGAATCGCCCCGTATCGTATAGAGCCACCCGCCTGCGGTTATCGAGGTCAATTGGCCCCGCTCCATGTGTAGCCGTCCGCCTGTATTCTTTCCAACAATGGCGGCCGCTTCTCGTTTCATAGATTCAACCGCCACCGTTTCAGATAATCGAAACTCGTTACAATCTTGACGAAGTCTCACCACCTCGGCCACTCTGAAAACTCTTAGGCGTTTGGTCGCCTTGCGGCTCTCTCGCCTCTCGGCTCGTTTGGGGCGTCCCATGTTTCAGAGACGCCCCGCCCTTAGCCTTGAGCCTTACTCAACGAATTGTGAACATACCATACGCTTGAATGGTCTCGCATACATCACCTATCATTATCATTGACCATTCGACTATTGATTTGAAAGTCGGGTCGGTTGGGTCGTTGCATATCCAGCCTTTGAAATCGTTTTCAATGACATGCTTAACGACTTTTTTGGCTATAACTTCGGTAGATACCGCAGGGTTAGCAACCATGCGGGCGGTTATTCGTATTGCCTCTTTGGCGGTTTCGGGTTTGGGGGTATAAGTCTCCATGTGTGGGCCTAAAGGCCGCAGGGTAATAAAGGTTTCTATAACCGCAAAGTTTATAGGGTGACAGTGTCACCGCTCAAGTGGACGACGACTGAAGATATATGCGGGCGGACGAAAAACGATAGACTGCGAGCCTGTCGCATCGGCCTCAACTGAAAATCCACTCAAAGCCTGCTTGCTGAATGTGAAAGGTCTCGCCCGTCTTGAAGAATCGGCACGGGTCGCCCTCGCCCTCTGCGGTGGCTGTGAAGTCGTCGAAGGTCTCGCCCTCGTCGAGCATATCGGAGACAATAACCGACGCCAAAAAATCGGCCTCTGAAATCTCGACACGGTCGGCCATCATGGCCCGCCAAAAGTCCTCCCCTTCGGGAGTCCTTCGGACACGGTCACAGGTTCCAATAAATCGGGCTTTAGTCTCTGCCTCTGCTCTGTCAAAGACGGTAAATAATTCAGTAAGGGTCATTCGCTCCATGTGATTCACTCGCCCGCTTCTTCTTTCTTGATTTTTTCAAGTGCTCTGATGGCTTCATTAAGTGCTTTTTCGATTGCGTCGCATGTGTCGGGACATGAAAACATCCACTCCTCACGGAGGCAAATAACCTCCATTTCAGCATCAAAGCGGGCGTCTGACCAATCGTCTTGGGGGGTTGGGCTGTGTTGGCTCATATACCTCCGTAGTAGTGGGGGGATATAAACATATCGGTCTCCAAAACCTTTATAGGCTTACACTCTTTAGGCTTAGATAAGGAGAGGAAGCGGCCCGACGGGCCTCCGAGGCGAGAATCCCTGACTAAGGCACGGGGGGAGGGTGCGGGTGCTCTAAACAACGCCCGCCAAACAAAGTATCGAGTAAAAAGTATCGAGTAAAAAAGTGAGAGGGCCGACCCCCATCGGCCCCCTCTAATGAATAAGGGTCGCACGGGAGAGCCATACGCTTACTTAGGCCAACGAGCCTCCCGCTCGCTTGGCTGTCCGTGTTGCAGAGGTGTGCCGCTTCCGTTTGTTTAGGCTTGTTACATGCGTTCCTGTTCGTCGCTTCGCTCTCACCCCCGTGCTTGGAGGTTCGCTGGTCAGAGAGAAGGTTGAAGTTGAGTCGTGTCGCACCTTGAGTAGTCTGTATCTCCTTCCATTGAAGTGGCCGTGCTCTAAGAGCATATTACGCCCGAAGGCGGCATTAACGCAGGCAAGGCAGTCCATTGACTGACATCAGAGGGTGGAGGGACGGGACAAGGCCCCATTACTGACTCCCATCCAAATACAGGGAGTCACCCCCGCCTATCCTCCGCCCTACTATCTCGTTCGCCTGTTTGGGTTGGATGGCCCTACTAAGGTTCGCTCAAGCGATTACAGAGGAGGCAGTTCTCTCTCTTTCCATTAGCCCCACATGTCCCCATGCGGAGCGGCTTCGGTCGGGGTTGTTGCCCCAACAATCTATCGTAAGGGCCTCCCCTTATTAAAACTATCGGTGATAGAAACCTTTATAGGCTGACAGTGTCTCCCTTAGATTGGACGACTCCTCCACGGCCACCCGCCAAAAAAATAAAAAATATAGGTCATCACAACCTTTATAGGCTGACAGTCCTATGCTAAATCATAGGGGCGGGCGGGCGACCACCAAAACCCGATGATGGCCGCCCTATGAATCAAAGACGGTGAGCCGTCTCACATGCAAAGGTATGTCTCGCTTGGAGGTCTCCATGCGTTGTATTGCTTGCGGGCGAGTGCTCTTACAATGGTGAACATTCCGATAGGCCCCATGCGTCCTCCGTTAAGGTGGCGTAGGGTTATTCTAAGGCAAGTGTCGATAGTGTCAATAATTGCGTCAATTGCGATTTTACCACTCTCAGTCCATGCTTTAATGTCAGAGTTCCAATATGCTTCGCAAGCGGCTTTGGTGCTCATTTGAAATATGAGGTCGGTGATTATCTCACGGTTCTCCATCATGTATTCAATTGTTGAATCATACGCTTCGGGGTCAGCGGTATTTACAATCTCTCGGTATTCGGCTTCGGTTAGGGGGAATGAAGGTCGGTCTGTCATCTCTCTCATTATGTCCTATGGGTAGGAGGTTAATAAAGGTTTGTATGTTCTATATCAACAGCCCCCCCTATATTAAGTCTTTCGCAAAGTATATATACCCCTATTTTTTTGACTCCCTCCACTTGAACGGTATGGCTGTCAGCCTATAAACATTTCTATTCTATATTATTTTTAGATATAATATATTAATTCAAAGGATAAGGAAGGGTATTGACACACACACATGATAGAATCAATAAACTGTGTGTGTGGGTAGTGTGGCCCCGTCTGAATCATTACCTATTCAAACCGATAGCCTGCGGCTTGATTCGTGGGTGATTAATTCAGGGGATAAAATCGGTTTTTGTGCTGTGAAAGAATCTCAAAACCTTTCGGCCTGTCAAACTTTCCAGACACAAAATTAAGAAAAGTCCTCATCATTTTTCCATATCGTTCTATTGATTTGAAGTGGATTTGATACCCACTTGAGGAAACCCAACCATCCATTGAACAAGTCGGGCAAGTATAGAGAGAGCCATATTTCTTTGAATCGCTCATACGCTTTGTTTGGCTCCGCCTGTGGCGGTGCGGGATGTTGTAAGGCTACGACATCACACGCATTCAAGACGATTTCAACGGGCGTATAAACGACCGAGTCGTTAAGGTGTAAGTCTCGCTTCATTCACATGCCCCACGGGTAATGCTCGTAGTCCTCGCTTAGTCTGTCGGCAGAGACAGAGCAACCGCTCACGACGCTGACCGTCTCGATGTTCTTGAACCATGTTGAGACCTTGCGCTTTACAGGCTTGCCATACAATTCAAAATGAATGAAATGTTTGGTTCTCTTGGTAACGGTGATATGAATACTTGATGAGTAATCACAGGTAAAACGACCGTAATATGATTTTCCAACTTCAAAGGCTTGCAGGGGGTTTGTTGCTCCGTCCATGTTATACCCATACCGCCCCCTATATTAAACCTTTCGGTCATCAAAACCTTTATAGGCCGACAGCCTTTAGGACTAATTAAGCGGCCGTTGAAGTCGGTGCTGATTAAGGCACGGGGGGAGACTCCGTCTATCGAACCCCCCTTTTTTAGTCGTCTCTCCACTTGAACATGGGAGCCGACACCCTATAAACCTTTCGGCCTTTTGTTTGTATAGATATAGGTTAGAAACCTTTATAGGCCGACAGCCTAACCGAACAACAAAGGCCGACCGTTTGAGCGGGCGGGCATTTGAAAAAAAGAGACCCTCACACGGGCGAACCCGTGCGAAGGTCAGCAACTCCGATTATATCGAAGTGGTCAGAGGGCAAGCCCTCCGCATGGAGGCGGGCAAGGCCCGCCCCCGTAGCATCATAAGAGGCCGCTCAAGCCGTCTCAAGCGTTAGGCTTGATTTTTACGACTGCCGCATAATCTCGGACTGTGTTCACAGTGAATCGGTCTTTGAATACTTTGAAGGTCTCTTCATTGCGAGTCTTTGAGGACATTTCATTTTCTAGGTAAAACGCTTCGATGTCTTCAGAGGTTGCACCGTCTTGAACCATTACTTGAGCCTTAACGACTTGAGCAAGGAAGGCATTAACTTGAGGGTTGTTAGCAATGTGAGCCGCCTTCAAGAGTGAATCCATTTTTAGGCCAAGTGTAGGCTTAGAGGTTGAAGACTTCTCGCCTACTGTGTAAATACCGACCATGTCAGTTTCAACGCCTGTGAGGTTATCAGTAAGGGTAAAATCATAATGAGTAGATGAGTTCTCATTTACTCTGATTGCATCCATATCAATATCCATGTGCTTTGAAACGATTTTGTCCATAGGGGCCAAAATTGTCTCCTCAACAATAAGGGTGGTCGGGGTTCGGGCTTCTTGGGTTTTTGTGACTTCTGCCATGATTGACCTATACCGGCTCACCCCATAAAGGTTTCGGCTCATATATGAGATACTATTATATAGTAAAGCAATCCGGCTCAATTTTTCGGCCATTTCGGGACGCCTCCGAGCACCCGACCGACGGCCCCGACGGCCCCCGCTCACGGGCGGACTCCCATAGTCCAAGGGCTGACACCCTATAAAGGTTGTGGTCTCAAAGTTTTGGGACATCTAAAAATCAAAACTACACAAAGTTTATATACCGTCAGCCCATCGACTATCGGACTCCGAAAAATCCGGCCGAGCGGCCATCTCAAACAACGACAAAACAACGAGGTATCGGCTAAGTATCGGCTAAACAACACAAAAAGTCGAAGGTATCGGCTAAAAACAACAGCCAACAACAAAGGTATCGGCTAAAAGTATCGGCTAAACGAAGTCCGTTCAAATCCGATTTGCTTTTGTGTGATTTCTCAGCAGCCCTCAATCGGTCTCTGTGTCTTTGTTATCCTTCTCGATAACCTCTGCATCAACATCAATAGTTCGTAGTTCCTGTTGCACGACTTCTCTAAACTGTTCAATCGGGTCATACCCAATGTTCACCACCACTTGCGGCTTTGCATCTTGAGCACCCGACATCTTATCCATGGCGTCTTGTTGTTTTACCAAACCTGCCACCATGAAACTGACATTGTTCAATGAAGATACATTGTCGGCCATGGCATGTGCTTGGTGAATAATTCCCTCTGTCAGAGATAGCATCCTTTTTCGTCTTGCGTAGGAATCAAGCCTTAGCCAATCAGTGTCGCCCATTTCGGCTTTAGCAATTGTGAGGTGTCGAAGGTCGTCCGCTTGCATTCTTGCCAATCGCATAAGGCGTTTTGCCCCCTCTTGCGTGAGTCGCCTGTCTAAATCGTATTCTCCAAGCCGTCTTCGTATCTCACTGTCTTTGTAGCCTTGAGCCATCAACATGGCAGTCCAACGCACCAATGCCTCGTCTATACCCTCAATCTGACCTCCACCCCAAGCGTCAATCTTCGTCACTTCGGATTCGGGGCCTTCGGCCCAATCATCATCGTCCATGATAGTTTCACAATCCCTATTGTTTTTCACGCTTTTGGTGAATTGATAGTTTCGTCGCCATACGGACACGCAGGGCAAATCAGACCTTTTGATGTGGTTAGCCACCCGTGAGCGACGAGTTTATCGACACTTCCACGGGCAATCATATCGCACAGCGCACAGGTTCTTTTTTCGACGATTGGTAAATCATCTTCGGTATATCGTTTCGCCATGTTTTACCACTGTGTTGGCACACCTATTTAAGCCGTGAAGTTGAGTAACGCTCATGCCAAAGAAGGTTAGGTGGGTCAAATATATACCCATGATACCTTCTAACACATGGATGCCTGCTTCTCAAATGGCCGAGATATTAAAGCAATACATCGACATGAATAGTCGGGAATTGTCAGCACGAATCAAAGGAGCGGTTGCTATGAAAGCAGGCGTTCAAAGTCGCATGACAAACCATGCCAAAGAGTATTCAATCAACAGTCATGAATCGTTGATGGCTTACTTGAGGGATTGAAGTCTCTCGATGATTTGACTTTTCGTGCCGCTTACATCGACATCATGACCCTGTGCAAACTCAATCAAGTCAGCCTTGGTCATCTTATTCAATGCACTCTTGCTCGGCATTGACTCAACAATCTCCTTAGCATCCTCAACAAAGTCCACGACATCATCAGCCAAATCTTTGACCTCATCTAAAGTCAGTTTGCCGTCAGCCAAAGCCTCGTCAATCTGTGGTTTAATCAGCAGGTATCGTCTGTAAAGTGCATACAAAACTACTGCAATTGCACCAATGGTAATCAAAATACTCTCGGTTTCCATGACCTATGTTGTAAGCCACACCTATATGAAACCATCACGCCTTCTTGCCCGTTATCAAATCTTTCTTTTGTTTCTTTTCCGCTTCATCGAGACGCTTTGATTGAACATCAATCCATCCGTCTAACATCTTACATCTTGTCATTTTATCACCTACTACTAAAACTAAAATTAGGAACCAAGTCTCCGCTTGCCCTATCTAAAATATGACCATGGCTAACAACCAACAGAACCCTAATGTTTTCAGGAGATTCGGAAGGAGGAAAAGCAGGGTCTCCGTTTGCATCATTAATCATTGCCTGTATCAAATGATGGCCTGTATCAATCACTCTAACCGTGCTCGTGCCAAATGTTAGGTTGGCAGGTTGAGGTTTGACTATCAGAGATTGGTAGCCAATGACGATAGGACTTGGAAAAGTCAATTGGTGCATGTGCGAGATAAACATTGATTTGACACCGTCGGCCGACACTGTATCGAGTTTGTAATCGACATTATCGTTTATTCCTACATCTCCGTCCTGTCCGTAAAAGATGTGCTCTGTTCCACATCTCCCTACATTGCCACAGGAGTTTATCGTGAATATTTGAGGTGCTCCTGTTGCTGTGGTATCGGGGGAAAATACATTCACAGTTGCTAACGATAAAGTGTTTGTATTGGCAAGCAGTCTGAATGGAGAGAATAGGCTTGCTGATGGGGATTGGTCATGTGAGTGTAAAGTCATCATGTTTGAGGGAGTCCCTGCTGACACACTGATTGTTTTTGTAGCACCCGTCCCCGATGCAGTCACACTTGAACCTACAAAATTGAGAGTTGTGGCGGCTGTGGCTAAGGGGGTTCCCTCCTCTTGAATGGTGATACCTCCACCTCCACCTCCACCGCTACCATTAGCGGCTGATGTGACCCTGCCGAAAGCATCTACCGTTATGTCAGCATTTGTGTATGAGCCTGCTAAAACACCCGACGACACGAATGAAAACTCTAGTGTTGTCCCTGCTCCATGTATAGACAACGGAGTTCCTACCTGTGGTGTGATTGCTAGATTTGTTGCATTGCTGATAGCGATTGGCACACCTGTGTTGCCGAATATGTTGAACCCCGACATACCTCCACCTGCACCTGTGTCTCCTTTTGGTATAGAAAAGTCAAGGACTGCGGCCGAAGATGTGCCACTGTTGGTCACGGTAGCCGAAGACCCTGCGGCTCCTGTTGTAACAGTGCCTATTGCTATGGTGGCCGATGTCCCTGCTGTCCCTGTATTACCTTGAAGCCCTTGTATTCCCTGTATTCCTTGCGCTCCTGTGGCCCCTGTGGCTCCTGTGTCTCCCTTATCCCCCTTGGGGCCTTGAGGGCCAACACCGCCCGTTCCTGTGGCCGTAAGCCCATTCTTGTCAGCAAGATACTTCAATTGTGAATAGGTCATATCCACAGAGGTAGGAATGCCTGCGTTATTGAGAAGTGTTCTCAATTGTTGAGCGGACTCACGGACTGTCATCTCGCACTACCTCCCAAACATCAAACTTCACAACGCCCGATGTAAAAGACAGCAACGGCTTATCCTTGTCGATAGGTTTCTTTGAGAAGCCCGCTAACGCATCCAAGTATTCGTGCTTATCTCCTCTCGGATTCAAAATTGAAACTTCTCCTTCATCAGTCTCAACAACCCACTCGTTATCGACTTCCATCAGTTCACATGACGGCAACACACAATTCCACATATCTTTGTAATATACGGTTGTGATACTCATTCCCATACCATCTGATTCTGTGAATGAAATCATTTATTCCCAAGCCACCTTGAAGTCCTTACCGAAGGTTGAAACATCAAAGTGTTCAATCTCGGCAGTCTGTGGTTGGGATTTATCTTTTAATACCTTTGTTGAAGCACGAACATGATAATACAGAGACTCGATTAAATCGAGCGGATTGTAGTCAGCCCCCGCACCCACTTGAATACGGCCTGTGCCTGTAAGTTCTTTGAATGTAAAAGACCAAGTCCCCGATGCCGATGTCATCACTTTGATTGTTGGAGTGTCGCCCGTATCGCCTTGTTTGAAACCGTGCAATTCCATCGAGTTTTTACCTGCCACAAGCCAATTTATTGTCTCCATTATTTCTTCACCCTCGTCCCACATGCTTGTTGTTTTGTCATACGGGGTTATTGGGTTTATTTCACATAGGCTCAATCGGACAAACAGTCGTCCAACCGTCCTCCGTCTCACCGAATCTTACTGCTCCTTTGGCAAATCGTATATCGTATGGTTCTGATTTACGCTCTGCCGCCAAAGCCCAAACTGCTTTCAGTCCATCTTTCAGACTGCCTTCGTGTTCAATCTCAACAGTTTCATGTGCGAATGCAACAGTGATTAGGTATTGAGCCATGCCGTAACTACGACCCACACCTATATGAGTCAATCTCTTCGTGGGCCTCTTCTACCAATCCATTTCTTGAGTTTAGCATTCCAAGCACTTGACCCATTCCAAGTCCGCCACTTCTCCTGTCTCTCCTTGACTTTGGCTTTTATGATTTCATATTTCTTGGCTCTATCTTTGAGATTGGTTCTCATATAATTACCATTTTTGTCTCGTGGTATGATGTGGTGTTTTGTGTCCTTGTTGTATCTGACTGCTTCACACACTCTGTCAATCTTCAAGTCACCGATTGCGATTGCCATGTCGTCATTACCGTTGGCTCGTGCAAATGTATTTTCCTCAAACATCTCCTCTGTTCCTATCAACGCAAACCACACATCTATGCCTATGTGCTTGAATACCTTGATACCCCATCCATCGTGCAAGGACTCGGCCTTATTGATAATAGTCGATAGACTACGAGGGTCTAACATTGGCATATCTTCAATCAGAGACGAAGAAGCCCCCGACTCAATCATTGAGTATGCCGCATTCTCAACATGCTCTAAGCCCTGCTCCAAATCATCTCCAAACCATTCAAGCGGTTGTAGTATAGTCATATCTTCTATATCCATACGAACAGACCATCGGACACAATATATGTCCTCGTAGCGCATTACACGCATGTAAGAATCTGATACATCATTCTTCGTCGTCACTTGAGTTCACCACATACAGCGACACTTTACGGACTCCGTGTTGTGTAAGACCCGCTTGCTCAAGTAATCGCCTTGATTGTAACGCACCCTCCTCTCCCAAGTATATGACCGTTCCTTCTCGTTTCATTTTAGAAAGAACCATACCAACCTCACGGACGCTCGGTATTGATTTCCATTTTGTCTTCATCATGTCAATTAAGTCAGCCGCAGTAAATGGGCGACCATTCATTTGTTGAATCGCCCAAGCGGTGTATTCATTTCGCCTTTTGCCTTTGCTATTGCCTCGTGCCATGTCTATACCTCAAGAGCACCACCTATATAATCATTCAGCATGAAGAATCTCGACAATCCTCTCGGCAGTTTTGTCACCGATGCCTTCTATTTCGACTAATTGCTCGACTGTCGCACTACATAAGGCGGCCATAGATGGGAATGCCTGCACTATCTTGCGACGAGTCTTGATACCCACCTTCGGCAGGGCTTCAATGAGTGCGTTCCTGTATTCCTGTGGCTTTGGTGAGCGTGGTCGTGGAACATACAAACGAGCGGTGTCGTCATCAATCTTATCCATGATTTTACGCATTACAACAGCCGCATCCCATTTATCTTCAATAAACACAGGTGGATAGCCCACAGCACACAGAGCCGCTACAAAGCCTGTCAAGACTTGCTCACTGACTCCTCTCTCCTCAACCTCGTGTTTGATAGCCTCATACGACTTGGTAACAACAAGATACGAATACTCGGCCTCCTCTCTCATTGCACCCAATTGCCTTAACCATCTGTCATCAAAGAGTGAGTCCATGAAGTCGTCCTCCTTACGCTCAATGCTAATCGTGCCGCCCTTCATATCGCCTTCACCTGTTGTCAAGTGTGCAACCTCAAATCCTAATTGACTGAAATAGCCTATCATCAGTGGATGCTCTCTGTGGTCGATTCTCCTGTGCCTCGATAACATCTCCTCAAGTATTGACTTCGATACAACCTCACGCATCACATTCTCCTCTTCCATTACACGAAGCAATCCTAATTTGTTGCCAAGTGTCCCTTTCTTCAACAACTCAACTACTTTTGCAGGGTCGTCTTTTATCAAATCTAATCTCTTAATTTTCATCTTTTTTCCTCCATCGTCGTTTTACAATTTTGCGGGGTTTCATCTCGCCCATGTCAATGTATCGGGGACATATCTCACCGACACAGCAACCTTTGGCCTTGAGTGTTGAACAGTTTGGAAATGATACATAGCGTGGGTCATCGAACAGCGTTTTCATCTGATGTAGCCTGTGCTCCTTGTTGTGTAAGTCCACATAGCCCATCCGTGTGCCTAACTCAACCCACACCTCCTCAAACGCCTCCATAGGCATTCCTATCGTCTTGGCGAACAGTGCTGAATACACCCTACTTGAGTGACTTGGATTTCGTCTTTTCAGTTCGTTAGTCACACCCATACATCTCTCATCAAGTGAAGCAGTAAAGACAGCAGTCTCACTCGTAGCATCTGTAAATCCAAAGTCAGCATCAATGATGGGTCGTATCTCGGTTTCGGGTTTGTGTAATTTTACATCGAGAAGTTTGATGAGTTCGGGTAAGGTGAGACGCTGTCCCGTCAGTTTTGGCAAATGGTATTGGGGTCGATAGGACATATTCTCGATATGATTATGCGACATCTCATTCAGAATCTTTGTCGATACGGGCATTGCATATCGTCCCGACTTCTTGCCGTGTCTGTCGATATGTGGTGTGAATGGAAAACGACACAGTCGCTTCGGGTCGCCTGTCGTTTGCTCATCGAGTGTGTTGAGACCAAGAGTGCGTTTCAAATGAGTCTGTGTCTGATTGACGAGTGTCTTGAGTGCTTCGCCACTACCGTCACGGTGGTCAAATCTGAATCGTGTTGCTTTATGCACGATAAACAAATGGTAGCCTTTGGAGCCACTGTATTGCACCCAATGGGCGACATCAATCTCCGTAAGATACTGTGACAATCTCTGTGCGTCAGCAAATGCGTTTTCGGGTTTGGTTGAATGGTCGAAGTCAAAGAATGTCAGTCCATAGATGATAGAGCGTGGAATCTGTTTGCCGTTGTCAAAGACGAGGTTATCATAACCTGCTGTTGATATGAAACAAGATGAATCACCCCACCAATCCTTGTAGTGCTTGGCTACCTGCTCTGTTGCATAGACGAAGTGTTGGCGTGGATTACCAATCGCTCTCGGCCAATGATTGAAGCCTAAGTGCTCGCTTAGAGCATCGACCTCATCATGCGTAAGCATGGTCGGTGTTTGACACCCACCTACTTAACTCCAATCGACTTCATCTCGCCAAACATCGGGCTTAGGTGTGGTCTTGCTTGACCACTCTATATCGTCCCACACTTGTCTCACCTTGTCATGTAAGACACGATTTTGTCTGACTGCGAGTCGTATGCGACCATGTATGTCGGGCTGATTTTCAATCGTCCCATGAACCTGCGTGTGTTGTGGTTCTTGCCTTGGCCTTTCTTGCCTGTTGTGCTCATGTTTAACCGTAGGGGATTCCCCTATATAACAGTTATCCTCAAAGTTATTCTTTTTGAGTCTCAATAGCCTACGGATGACATCAAGCACCAAGTCCCGCCTCTCTGACGAATGTGGCTGTGTATGGCGTCCTGTCTATGTTACCACCCTCTCTGTTGTAGTCGAATGAAACCATACGACCCACGAATGTCTTGCTATCGGGTGTGCCTGTGAAATTGACTTCTTGATACTCAAACTCAACCAAAGCACCCGACAACAGCAATTCCTCCATGAAGGCTATGTCTGTCTCCTGTGTGTCTTTGAGGAACATACCCGTCAAGACAAACTCATCGGCTCTCTGTCCCATGTCTGTGACTTCGGGATATACAGCATCAAGGATTGGTGTTGATGTCAAAGCCGAAGTTCTCGTCCTTGAGAATGATGACGGCTTTGTCGATAGTGTCAGTGGCACGACGAGAGTCGCAGGCAAAACTTTGACAAGTGCCTTAGCAACAGGGCTAACGCTACCTGTGCTATCGGTGACGATAAGAGTCGCCATAAACTCACCCGCTTGAGCATAGGTGTGGTCTTGGAATACTGCTGTCCCGTTCACTCCTGTTGAACCATCTCCAAATGTGAACGCATAGTCAGTCAGCGTTGCACCTGTGTCGATGGCGTATGAGTCTGAACCATCGAAGCGAATAGCCTGCCCTGCACGAACCATTGATGGCACAGCACGAAGGACTGCAACAGGTTCAGCCGCAGTTATTGTGACACGGATAAACTTGTTTGGTGTCAATACAAAGTCGCTTTCATTGTCGCTATCGTCCTTTGCGAACACTTTAATGTCGAATGTTCCACCCGCAGGTCTTGAAGAATATACATGCGATATGTCAAGTGTAACTGATGCCGCAGGCGTCTCAACAGGCATGAAGTCTGTAATAGTGCCATCACCTAAGTCCACTTTCAAATGTGTAATCTTCCTGTCGGGGTCAGTCGTATTACCTGCCAATCTCATAGAGACGATGTGACCAACCTTGGTAGTAAATGTCTGAATTGTGGTTTGACCAACGGTGGATGCCACCGACCCATTGAATGTGTTTCCAATGATTGTATTGTCGGCTGTTGGTTTATGGTCGAAGAACACTTGATAGTTGCGAATAATCGGTGTCTCATTCCAAGTGATTGGATGTAGTGAAGGTTGCTCTGACGATGGGACGAAGAAATTGAAGCGAATAACGAATCCGTTGTCAATTGCAGTTTGAGGTAATCCTGTCAAATCGACCTCACCCACTCCACCCAAAAAGTCGGGGTCAAGGTTCTCAAATCCTGTTATAATTGTTGATGCCTCTTTTGCGATACCCGAACCCGCAGGTGGTTCAAGTAAAGTCACGGTGACTCTCATACCTTTACTCACATCTATGTTATCGGCTTCGATTAGCAATGAGGTATAACGAGCCAATCCTGAAGCAACGGCTGTTGCCTGTTGTTTCAGCGTATCAACCGTGAATGGTAACATAGCAGGGGTCGGGATTTGTCTAAGCACGATTTCATCAATTTGTAAATCAAGTTGAGATACTTGTAATGCAGGGTTATCAGCACGAGTCATTCGGCCTGCTGAATCTAAATGTCGTGTTGGATTTTGAGGCATTGCGACGGGATGATGGTCGTGAGCATCATTCCAAACCGAAGTCGGAGACCCCGCAGAATTAACAGTGCTCATGAGCCTGTCACCTACGGTCATTGCGGTATCAACACCTGCGTCCTCGTAAATGTCATCATCCAATTGGAGATAAACGCAAGGCTCCTCGGTTGATAAATGACTATACACAGAATAAACTACATTGTTGCCCTTCACAAGTCCCTCCGTGCCTTGTGCTTCATTGATGAAAAACGGTGTCCTATCAGCCATACAATATACATTACACGCTTTGATTTGTAACCCCCAAACTGCTTCTTGAGCACTTGGGTCAGTTCCTATTGATTCTCCGTTGAAAATACATGACATACCGCCTGCTGTGAATACTGCCCTAACGGTGTTAATACCTTCATTGTAAGAGAACCCTTCACTGTGACCAAACCCTGTGCCTAAGCGTCCATAACCTGCGTCAGACGGCCATGTGAATGTTTCAGAGTTTTGCCATGTGTTAGCCGTCCAATGGGTTGGAGAAGGGGCAAACCAAAGTGCAGGTCTGTTTGCTGACGATGGACGAGGGTATGGTGCAACAGGATTGAATGAATTACCTACCGTAGGGTTAGGACGAGCAAACTTCTCATCAACAGGGAAGCCCGAAAATTGTGGTTGATGACCCGACGCAGGCACATCATCCTTGTTAGGTTCAATCAACTCACGAATCATAGAGGTCAAATTCTCTGTGGTTCCTGTGTCGGCCACATCCGTGCCGTCAATCTTTTGGAAGCCTATTGCCGAAAATACACCTGCGTTTCCGTTACCATCCCAAACAGGTTTGAAACCAAAACCCATGTCTCTGTTGTTTGTTTCATAGATTTGATGATGACGACCTAATACATCGTCAGCGTCATTCATGTCAAACTCAACAATTGTCATACGATTCGGCTTCTTTGGAATGAACGCAGTCATTTGCATATCGAGGAAAATAGGTGAACAGCCTATTTCAGACAATCCAATTTTCGTGGTTTCTTGATTTGGAGCGACAAAATTACCTGCGGGTTGAGTCCAATATGAAGTTCTATTACCTTCTAACAATGAAGGAGACATAGACAATCGTGTCCCCATTCTTTCGTGTGCAGGCCAACATCTGTTACGACCATAAGTCCATCCCGACGGCTTGATGTAGTCCCAAGCATGGAAGCCTGTTTCACTTTCCATGTATGACCATAGCGGTGTTGAGACACCTCTCCACGCCCACTTATCGGGGCCACCGAGTTGAATAGCAGTTCGGCCTACTTCGCCTTGTCCCACATCGAATCTAACTCTCCATTTTGTGTGTGCTATATTTTTTGCTGTTGAGCCTGTTGCCCTACCATCAATACCTGTGTTTTCATATCGCAGGCATAAGTCATGTCCTAACGGTGCAGGCACACGGAGAGACCCGTTGCCTGTTGCCACCATTATAGGGGAGTTTGGTAATCTCTCAAGTGGTGTCACACCGAGAGTTTGAATGCTGATTGAACGGGGGACAGGTCTATCTCCTACAAATTCCCCTGCGGCATTTACAATACTCACCTCACCGATTGTTGGACGAGAAGGATATGTGTCATTTCGTGATGAAGCAGGTGGTAGGTTGTTGTCTCCTTGATTCATACCTGCTTGGAAAAATGTTCCAATTTTATCTGTTGCGGGATTACCACCCGCTTCGGTGAATGTAGGGAAGTGGGTATATGCACCCATAGGCATAGCCCTTTGGCTTAAATCCGAGCCAAATGAGGACGCCAAATCAAGAATATCAGCCGCTTGGTCTGCTATTGCATCGGCATCTGTTTTGTATATTGTAGTCCCTGTCCCCATTTGAGGGCCACCAATCCTACCGAGACATGCCGTTCCTGTGGTAGGAACATAACCTGCCACGGTTTGCAGGTTCCTTACATTACACTCATATCGAACCTCATCTGATGGAATAGTAGCATCATCAGCAGTAAGAGAGACAGCAGAGACAACCCACCACCCGTTACAATCTCTGCCCCCTTGTGTCTGACCACCTGACGAAGTTTGCCTTCGTCGAGCATCGTATCTTGACCCCCATACTGTGCCTGTTTCAAGCGTCATATCGACACCGGAACCAAGAGCACCGTCGAGATTCTCGATGAAAAGTGCATCACCTACCTCAAGTCTAACTGTTGCACCTTGATATTTTGCGTCCGTGCTTGATGAAGGGCATTCGACACGAACCATCAACCGTCGAGTCGTGCTATCAATTTGCGTGCAGGCGATATGCTTAATGTCATTCCGTTTTGTGTTTGGTGGGACTTCCATGTGTAGTGTCTTGCCTGTATGTCCTGTCAAAACTGATTGAGTGTGATTAGTCCCTTGTGCTCTTGGTGTGATAGGCCCTTGCACGAAGTCAAAATACGGATAAACACCTGCGGCTGTAAATTGACCTCCTCCTGTGCTACCGTCAGACGCTATGCCTTCATCTCCCTGCCAACGCATATACATTGTATCTGTATTTTTCCCACCAACAGTTCTTGAAGCGTCATAGACATACGGGATAAGTGCGCCATTGTTTAGGCTGTATGTGCCATCCTTCAAGAAGGCGGCAAGTGCCATTGCCATGCGATACTTTGGTGGGGGACATTCGCTTGAATCTTGAGAAGTCCAAACCATACCCATGTTGATACTCATAGCCGATAAATCGTTGTGGTTGTTGTCACCGAGAATTGCGGCAAAGTTATGACCTAACAAATGGTCTCCACTTTGACCGAATGTTTTGTAGTCAATTATTGCCGAATCTGAACCATTCGGTTGTGTATCATATCTCGTGATTCCGTTCACATTGTAGGCATCGACACCGCCAACAAGAGTTTGAGCACTTGAGATATTCTTTGACAATTGGTTGTTATCGAGCATCATAGGCATAAACACTGTTGCTCGATATGGAGACGGATTCGGAAATATAACATTGTTCACCGCATCAATAGGCACACGAGGGTCTTCGTTGATGTTAGGTAATGTCACAAATCCCGATGAATGAACCGTGTCAATCATGGCGTGTGGGACAAATGCCTTTTTGAGTGAATCATTTGCTACTCCAATGTGTCTGTATGTGTCGATAGTCTCTGCTAACTCCTGTATAGTCATAAACACAGGAAACGGCCCACCACGAGGGCCTTTATGGCCCGACTTGGGATTGATAGCAAGTGCGCTAAAAGCACCCGATGAAGTCGTCCCATCGGATTGTGTAAATGGCATTGTCGTAGTGGTGGCGGTGTTGTTTGTCGGTGCCACCAATTTGATGACCGTCGTAGTCCCGTCACTATGATTGATTTTACAAGTAGCATTGTATGTGCCACTGTTTTCTATGACAATTGTAGGTTCTGTGCCGCTTACATCGGTTCCGTCATCATTGATGGCCTCGACTCTAATCCCTGCTTGCATAGACTCATCATCAGAGGCATTCACATCTTGCGAAAAATTGGTTCTATACAACACAGGGTCACACGAGATGCCGAGAACACCGTCGTCCTTGATGTGGATAGGCCACCATCTCTGTAACTCGGCAAGGTCATTCTTGACACGACTAAACTTGTGTGCAGGTTGCTTCTTGAATGATGCCATCAAATCACACCCCTTGAGCCTCTTGCCACAGAGCGATTGAGTGCCTTTGGTAACTCTGACATGAGCATGGCTCTTACCTCTCCTGCTGTTAGTCGGGCATCACCGTTTATCACGATATTGCCTATCGAGATGCCACCACCGAGACCTGCGGAGTGCATGATTTGAGCACGCTCCGTAGCCTTGTTGGCTCCAAGTGGCACGACTGCCTCTGCACCTGCTTCACCGATTAGAGCAGGCGTAGGTCTTGTTACAATACCACCATTTGCTAGCCCAACAGCACTTAAGAAAGGCGAAATGGCTTTGTCTGTTACACTAGGCAATAATTTACTATTCATAATTGAACCAAAGGTTGTGCCTATTACTCCACCAATCAAACCTTTCGCTGCAAACCCAAGACCACCACCAACAGTCTGCAAGACTGTTCCTGCGGCACCAAGGGCGACATCTTTGAGACCTTGACCAACAGAGACGAGTGCGTCAGGTATATCTGTGAACCTACCCGACACAAGAGCGATAATGGCGGCTGCTAAACCTTGAATCACTTGCATTATTCCCGCCAATAACTGTAATACAGGAGATAGGATTTGCATTAGGATAATGAAAGCCTGTGCTAAGATAGTGACAACAGGTATGATAAACTTGAGCGCATTGATGAATGCAGGCAAAGCATCAAGAGCCATTGGAATGATTTGCCTTAGTGCTAATCCGATTTGAATTGCCAAGTCCTTGAAAAGTGGTAAGTTTTCTTTGATGGCCTCGGCTATCTCATCTTTGAAGGCGGCACTTATGTCCATCAGCATTTCGACAAATGGTTGGCCGATTGTCAGCATTGCTTCTTGAACAGCCGATACGAATAGGAAAAACGATTCTTTTGCTGAACCGAGTGCATCGTTTTGTCCTTGAATGCTCTCTGTGAATTGCGCTGTTGCACCTGCGGCTTCTTCATTCTCTTTCACAAGTGCATGGAATGAGTCTCTCTGTGTAAGCAAAGATGCAATGGCTGTTCCACCACGCACACCGAAAATCTCCAAGACTTGAGTTGTGGTTGCACCCGATTGAGCCAATTGGTCAAGCACTTCACCAAGGCTCGTGAGACCCGTCGTTTGTTGCTCGACAGTCTTAACCAAGTTCTTGGACTCCTCATCTAACTCTTTTTCCTTAAAAGTAAGAGCCGTCAATGACCGATTGGCTTTTGCACGCTCTAAGTCCAATTCCATTTCGTTAAGGCGGAGTGAGTCATTCACTTCGGTGAGTCTTTCAATTTGTTTTATTTCTTGGTCTGTGAGGTTTCGATTCTGTCTTGCGGCCCTTGCCCTAATTTGCTCAATAGCCAAACTGTTCGCTTGCTGTTCGATTGACAAGTCAGTCAATTGACCGTTGAGCATCCTTATCTCATCCGATAGGGCTGTGGTCTGTTTCTTGGTTCTGTTTAACTGATTCGTGACATTTTGAAGTGCGCTCTTGGCTGATTCACCCGCAGGTGACAACACTTGAACGGTTAATCCCAAATCATTGATTGCTCTTTGAGAATCGAAAGTCGGTTTCAACAATTTGTTGATTGACATACGCAAACCTGTTCCTGCTACGGTTCCACGAAGACCTGCGTTACCAAGAGCACCAATAGCGGCCGCAGTCTCCTCGATGGCGAGACCTGCGCTGTGAGCAACAGGAGCGGCAAACTTCAAACCTTCTCCGAGAGATACAATATCGACATTTGACCGAGTGAAGGTTCGTGTAAGGACATCCGATACATGCTGTAATTGGTTCATCTCCATACCGAATGCTTTGACACCTGCAATACCGATACTCGTCGCAGTTTGAATATCGACACCACCTGCGATAGCAAACTTAACGAGGTTTTCTAACGCTTTATCGCTAATCATCTCATCGGCATTTACACCTGCAATAGCAAGTAGGTTAGCCGCTTCACCGACTTGAGAGGCTGTGAAACGAGTCGATGCACCAATTCTTTTAATCTCTGTGTCAAGGTCTGTCATCTCACCTGCTGTTACACCGAGAATAGCACCTGTCCTTGCTAATGTGTCATTGTATTCAACATACAATTCAGCCGCCTGCTTAATGAATGTGGCCGCACCTTTAGCCGATAGTGCAATTGCTGACAAAGATGCGGTTGTAATACTCGTCATACCACGAGCAATGGTTCCAAATCGTGAGAACGCTCCACCTGCCGCATACATCGACTGTGAGACACCCGCCATACCTTTGCGGAAGTCCTTATCTTCAAGGCCCAAGAATACAGTTGCCTCGTGTTTTGTATCGACCATACTCACCGTCTCCTAAGCCTATTATGCGTTGCTTGACGCTGTGATTGTTCGACTTGGTTATTATGCCTGCGGTTCGATTCCGCAAGCGCACCGAATAGAAATGCTCGGTCTCGTATATCCATCTCACGCCATTCTTGAGGCGTCATAGAGAGTTCCTTCATCAAGTGAAATAAAAATTGGCCCTCGTCTGATTCAGCGAGGGTCATTATTCCCCCAATACCCCACCGCCCTGCGTGGTGCCAATGGCGGCAGTTATCTTGTTCGATAGTTTGGCGAGTGTTGTCAAAGGCAATTGTTTGAGTTTAGCCCATGTGACTGTCTTGTCACATTTATTCATCATCTCACAAACCATGAGCAAACCGATACGCTCGGTCTTTTCGTCAGCATCAGTGACACCGTGTAGGTCGGGATGTGCCTTCAACGCTTGATATTCCTGTGCCGATAAGGGCTTGATGTCGATTGTATCAACGCCCAAACCCATGTCTGAAACATTTACTGTGATTGCTTCGCCTGCTTGCTCTATTGCCGTATCTAACCATGTCATTGTGTGCCACCTTACTCATCGTCGGGTTTTGGTTGGGTTTTTGTTTCTTTGGTTTTCGATTTCGTTTTCTTGGTTGATGCGTCCTCCTGTTCACGCACCCACTCTCGCATATCGAAGCCAATACCAAGCAACCCTTCGGGCCACTCGGTTGGGACTACTTTTCGTGCTTTCTTGCACATTTCTTGTAACAAAGAAAGGTTTTGTCTTGTCATCAAATCACTCCGCCAAACATAGGACAAAGTTACAAGCCGCAGTATCGGCCTGCAATGTAATGTGAGTTATTGGTGGCTGACTCGTATCGAATCGGATAGCAAAGACGCTGTTAGGTGCAATCCTAAGAGTGCATAGGTCAGAACCCGATGAAGCCTGTTGAAGTGTGACTGACACATAGTTTGTTGCGTCACGGTTCTCAAAATAGATACCATCGGCCTGTCCGAATCCGAAAGAAGTGGTTGCATATTGTGTTGCTCCTGTTCCTACGCTACCTTCAATCTTGAGTGCGTCCCCCGAAGTGAATGACTTTGTGCCACTTGATTCAGAGAATCCTGTTGCACCATCACCTGCGTCTTGCGAAAATGTAACTGAAAGATTGTTGTTGCGAGCCATCTAATCACCTCAAGCGTCCCTTGAAAAGTCAAGTCCTTCAAAGGATGCGTTAATCATCAACGCTCCCTCTGAACCTGCCTCAACACCTTCGACTGCCAAGTCCGTGAGCATACAACCGCTTAGGGAGTAAGAGTTTGCTCCTGTGTTTCCATCATTGTCAAAAACGATGTCAAACATTTGATTGGTGTTGAAGTATGTGTAAAGGGTGCTATCAGACAGCCCCCAAGCCCTCTTGAGTGTCCCCGATACAGTTCGTAGGCCACGAGTCAAAGAAGTGCTCTTGTTGCTGTTCAATTCATTATATCTTCCTGTTGCTACTGCCAAAGTAAAATCACCCGACACAAAGCCCACGAGGCTTGAAGATACGGTTATTTTAGCAGTCACGCCTGTGAATTGGTGAACGGTCATAACTATCCCTGTTGTCTATATGGTTCTTAACATTCACCCTCGGAAGCAAGGTCTGATAATACAGATGCCGACTGTTTGATTTCTTGTCGAAGTCTGTTTTCGTAAGCCATTCTGATTTGCTCATCTGTGATTCCCAAATGTGCTACTATCAAATCGACTGTGGTAAGCAGTTTGAGGTTTGCTCTGTCATCTTCGTTCAGCATCAACGCTTGCTCTGCGGTATCAATCCATCTTTCATTTGTGGTCATTTTCATATCTCCTTGATTGCCTCTGTGGCGATTATTTGTATTTTAGGGTCTGTAAGCGTCTCTATGGCTACGAATTGACCCTTGGTATGCTTTGATACCTTGAGGTCATTAGAGGCCGTTAAAAGGCTTAGAATCGTTTGTATCGTATCTGTGAATGCCACGGTAAATGGCTCACCTGTGAAGGTGGCTTCGATTGGAGTCCAAGAGCGAGTTGTTTTGGCTCCCCAATGACCTGCCCTAACCTCTGACTTCTTATCGAGCGTCATAACCACATAGGGCGCATTAGCGACCTTCATTTCCATTGCACACGACATCAGAACCGACTTGTCGATGACGGCTTCGCTTGTAGCGACTTCATTGTCAAACATTGGGAATACCAAGTGTCCGTCCTTTGTTGGTAAGACATTGCGGTCGGGTATCGTCATACAATCCTCCTCATCAGCAGGCATTATCTCCGCACCACCATTCGATTTCGTGCTGATTACGATAGGCTCATTTGCCTCTGTCGTCAAACGCACGGTATCACCTCTTGATTTACTACGGACGAGGTTGCATAACTCCTGTGGATTACATACAATCACACAGGGTTGTTTGACCTTCAATCCTTCGATAGGATAACGGTTGATAAACGCCATCAGCGTCTTGCCTGTATTCATAGTCCAACACGAAGCCCCTTCGGGTTCAAAGAGGATTCTGACGGGCAACGGAGGTGTGTCTAAAGCCAACATCGACAGGAATGACGCAAGACTCGTGCCATTTGCTTCGACACGAGCAGAGCGTGATACCTTTGAGTTTGGAGTCAGCATACCCCCAAAGGGGTAGCCCACCTACTTAATCAGATAACCACACAACTTGTTCAGCAATAAACCACGGTATCTCTTTACCATCAATTTCTACTTTGTTAATTGAAGTCCAAGGGCTTTCACCGTTCCAATCATTTATTACCTCATTTATTTCCTCGGCTAAGTCTCTAATAGACCAAGAATCAGAGTTACCTTTTAGTGTGAAATACACATCTCTTGAAGCCGTTCTTGTCTGTCCGTAGATTACTACTTGGGTTTCGCTTTTGCTTGCCATGTTTAAGCGTAGGGGCTTCACCTATATAAAACATTTGTCTATATGTCATCGTATGCGTCGGGATAAGCAAGCCAAACCTTTTGCGGATATTTGGTTCGACCATCGAGAGATGCGATTCGGACTGAACCTGCGTTGAAGAATAAATGCGGCTTCTTGGCTAAGTGGTTCGATAACCTGTTCATCTCAAATGGTTGATTAGGTAGCGAGAGAATCTGTCCTGTGGAGATGGGTTCACCATCGGGGAATACTGCGCCCGCTTCAATCAATGCGGCCCAAAGACGACGAACATTGCGACCATCGGATTTACCAAGTCGCCCCTTGCGTCTTTGACCGTATTTAGAAGAAGGCACACGCTCCTCGTCAGTTCTCTCCGTCATCACCGCTCTCCTTGGGTTTTACAATGAGCATTCTTTGAGGTTTTGAAATCTGTGTGCGCTTAATGGCTTCGGCTACATCATCGGGTAGAATAGGGAGAACCCTATCGACTGCGGCATTTGATAGTGACACCATCGTCCCGAATACGGTCGGTGGCACGAGTTTTTGCACTTCGGTTGGAATGTATGACCGTCGAGTTTGTTCTCGCCATTCGACTGACCAATTTTCAGTCTCGGTTTTGCAGTCTTCAACCTTCATTGAACGGTCGAAAACCTCCTCCTTGATATGTGCGTCGATAGCCTTCTTGCGTTTGTCAAGCATTTGCTTGCTTGCTTTGATTGTCGCTAACTCGTTAAGTAAATCATTCAAGTCCGCACCCAATGTTGGTGTTAGCATATCCCATGCACCATTTTGCATCATGTCTTGAGCCTTCGGACATATCGGAGTGTAAGCACACCATTGACAACCCTTGCCGATTGTTGCAGGCACTTTAGTGGTGTCTGTGCTATCGACGGCCATAATGTTCTCGTATTGAGAGTGAAGCCAATCTTTGAAATCTTCAAGTCTCTCATCAGTCCAAACTGTTGTCACTGTGCCGTGTCTCTGTAAATCAAAGGTGAATTGTATAGGTCGGTCGGGCCATAACTCACGAGCCACACAAAGATAGATTGCGGCCTGTATAGAATTGTCAGCCTCGGCTTGTGTGATGTCAAGCCTTTGCGTCTTGTAGTCAATACATTCGATAGTCCCGTCCCTATGTTCGATAACAAGGTCAATGAAACCAAGCACAGGAGTGCCTGTTCTCGATAGCATATATGGTGCATCATGACGACCGAATTGCATCTCCACATGGAGAGCACGGACGGGGTCTCGACCTCTGCGGTCGAACCAACGCTTTAGCATCCTCTTGCCGTCTTCATAGAAGTTAAAATCGACCTCACGCTTGGCATTGATTTCTTTGTATAGAGTCATCAATCGACCGAATGATGGCTTAGGCGTCTTGCCTGTTTCGGGGTCGGGACGACGCCATTCTTCAAGAGCATCGTGAACATTGTTACCCATGCGACCTGCTTGACTATTGTCCCTGTGATTACCTATCTCCTTCAATGCTTGAGCATCAGCATTAGGTTGCTCGTAGTGATAATGATACTTCAAGTAACAATCCTGTGCAGTTTTAAGTCTTGACGCTGATAGGTAGGGGACTAGCATTTGGGGTTCCTCATTGGCTTGCTTTTTGAACCGCTTTCCAAAACCGTTGTTGGGTTGGATTCTCCAACCTAAACGGCTTACAGGCTCGGCTCTTTTTGATATGAGCAAAATGACGGCTTTCAACCTCTCCTTTAACTGTGCGCTGTTGTTGTGTCATTTCGACTATCCAATCGAATAGGGGGTCAGTCATGTCGGGGCGGCCTGCCGCCAACACAACACGGTTCTCGTTTGGTGTGCCGTAGTTTTCAGTCTTGGTCTTGAGTAGGACAGTCGATAGGAAGTGGTAGTTATACATCTCACCTCCAATTTTGAGCCTCTCGTATGGTGAATAGAATAGTTTGTTGATTACCTTGTAGGCGTGCATCTGACCCTCTGCATAGGCAGGTAGTGTCTTCTTGCCCTGTGAGATAGCCTCCTGTTGCCGTGAGAGTAGTAATTCACCCTCTGACTTGCCATGCACACTAACAGCATAATGCTCACGACAGGAGAGGTAGTATGCACCTTCATTCTCCATGACCATGACACGCACACCGTCGGGGTGTTCTTCTTGATGTTGTCTCATCAAATCAATGAAGGCAAGTGAAATGTCATTGACTTCATCGGGTGTTCGACACACTTTGCGTAAGATGCGTGAGCGAAGATTTGGTGGCACTATGTCGTCACGAGCGACAAGGTCAGCCTGTCCTTCAAGGTCGCAGTCGATAATACACATGAGTGCCTCATCGGGCTTTACATCAGCCGCATAGTGCGAGAAGAATGTTAAACCCCATGTGGATTTACCTGCACCGCTAAACCCTTGTAGTTTGATATGTCGTGGTCGGTTCTTGACCATTGATTCTCCTGTATCACAGGATGCAATTAAATCAGCATAATGTTGAGACTTCTTTTTTCGTGCCATACAAAGACATTCGATACCCACCTATATGAATGATAAGGTGAGGGGCGGGGGCAAAACCCCTAACCCCCTGCGCCCTCATGAGTAGGTGGAGCATCAGAGCACCTTGGTCGTTGATGTCCCCACAACGACAATGCTAAAGCAAGGCGACAAAAGAGAAACAACAGAAAACTCTTGTCTATGCTCTGATAACTCCGTGTGTTTCAATCCCAATCGTCGTCCCATTCTTCGTCGTTACCGTCAGTCCAACCTTCATCGTCACTTTTGGCGACCGTGGCGTCTTCGGTTTTCGTTTCAGAGCCTTCGTCGTCAGAGCCTTCGTCCTCATCATCGAGGTCGATAGTTTCCACATTGGTATTGAAGTAGTCAGAGGCATTGTCCTCGGCATCGTCACCCGACTTTGGAGTTTCGACTTTCGGAGGAGCAATGACCACGAGTCCGACCGCACACTCGATTGTAGCCGATAGGCCGTATTGGTCAGACATAGAAGTCGTCACAAGAGCCAACACTTCGGAGTATTTGCCGAAGCGGTTTGCGGTGTCAGTATCACAGAGAGCATTGAGCATCAAGCCTTCGCCCGATTCGATTGCCTCAAGTGTCATTGTTGAATCGTCTTTCAGTAGCATCTTGCCGAATGAGTTACCTGTCTTGGATTGTTGAACCCCTGCGTAGGACACAGTAGCCTCGACCAAACGGTAATCGTTTCGGTTTCGTGAAATGTCATTTTCTAATTCAGCAATCGGAGTGATGTCGTAGGTGTCACGAAGTAATTGAGAACGGTCTCCGTGCTCATATTCTTCTTCGGTGAAAACAGTCATGCCCGACAGTGGTCTCAAGTCGAGAATCTCCGTGTCGAGGTTCTTGCATGAAATAGAAGCCGAGTATGTGAGTCCGCCAACAAGGTCGTCAGCAAGTGAAGCATCTTCATCCCACAGAGACATCTTGAACAGAGCGGAGTCCATGACGGAGTCGCCATCTTCGATGATTGCTTGACCAAACACATTTGCCATTGCACGGCCTGTTCGGGTCATTCTTGAGTCCACTGACCACACATCTAAATGTGCAACAAATGACTTTTGTCGAAGCATTGCTGAAAGGTCAGTCAATACGCAGTTTGCTACGAAGCGTTGAGCGTTTGAGTTTTTCATGCCACCTAATTCGGTAACAGTGTCTTTCAGTTCCTTTGCTTTGCGACGATAAAGAGCCACCACAGGTTTTGCATCTTGGAATATTCCATTTTGAATACCCTTGTCGATGAAAGGTTGTAGTCTGCTCTGCACGCTCTTTGGTAGGTTTTGGTTAGCCATGTCCCTCACTTACAATCCCCACCTATATGAAGCAATAAGTTCAAGCCCCTTCCTCATCAAGTCTGTTCAATTGGGCCTCCATCATGGCCTCCCATAAGTCATCGTCCTCCAATTCGGCTGACTGCGAGGCTGTCTTGATTGCCTCCTTGACTTCTCGACGCTTCTCCAATGCGGCTGTTGCACTGTGTTTAGCAGAGAACCAAGCGTCACCTTTGAACAGGGCGGGACGATGTTTTGAGTCCTTGCCGACAATATCCCAAAGGAGATTGCCTTTTCCTGTTGGTCGAAGATACGATGGCAAAAACAACGACCTCCAAACTTTTGCTTGGTCTTTCGATATACAACCTATCGAGCGCAGTAGGCTTGTGTCCTGTCCCTTGAGAGCAAATGCTGAAATCGCAGGCTCGGCTTTTGAAATCACATCTGAAAACTCTTGGGTCAGAGTGGATAGGTTGTTGGATGCGGCCTCGACAAAGAGTGGTGCGAGAGCATAGTCGTCCATGAGACCCTCACGAGCCTTGACGAGTTTGTATGACTTCTTGCCGCCACCACGACCACCACCACGACGAGCAACCTCAATCAACCCTGCATCTTCAAGTGTAGGTAGGTGCTTCTCCTTGAGTGCGTTCTTGGTAATTGTAAATGCGTGTAGTCCAAGCCATTGGAGAATGTTGTCCTCGGTCAAAGGCCGCTTGGCCTCTGACATGGCGTTCATCTGTTGATACACAGTCCAAGAATCATCGGGGACACCCGACAGACTCGCTCTCAAAACAAGGTCACAGAGTAGTAATCCTATCACATTGTCTTCGACAGAGGAGAGCAAAAACTCATTGCCGTTCTCATCTGTTTGCACGACACGCTGATGTTGATGCAACAAAGTAACTGCGTCAATAATTGACAGAACCTTGCCTATGTCACGCTGATGTTGAGCGTTACGAGCAGGAAAGAAATCAACCATCAAGGGAGCAAAGATATTACGGACACGATGTCGCTTGAGAGACAACATAGCCGCTTGAAGCATTTTCAAATCAGGATGGACTGTGAATTGTTCGGGTCTTGCTTTGGCAAGCAAAGCGTTCTTGACCACAGAGCCAACCTTTTCGACTGTGGTATCGGGTGTCATAATCAATTGACGAGTGATTTGCTCCTCCTCACTTGGATTGCGAGTGGTTAGTGTGATGAAACTTGGACGACCTCTGATGATAAAGTCCCTCGTCTCTATCTCGCCCGATAACTCATTCTTGATTGGAGTCTTCCAAACGAGTTCGTCATCGTCACCGCTCATGATAGGTTTCATTTTCCTAATGAATGCAAATGACTCGTCCTTTTCCAAGACTACGATACATCGACCGTCCACATTGACAATGAAGTTACCGTCCTCATCGACTTCGTCATAATCGTATTTGAGAGCCTCTTTCGATGCACCTGCAAGAACCATAATCATACTCTTTGGAAATCCATTACGAGCAGTCAGAGTCATGTAGGTCTTACCACTTGATGACTGTCCTATCATCTCAAGATTGAGTGGGTTGTCAGTCTTACACGATAAGAATACGAGGAATGTCAGTAGCAGGTTAGCATCGTCACCTACAAACGGTGTCTCACGGCTCTCGTGGAGAATCTCATTTATCTTGTCAAGTAAATGACGCTGTCCTAAGAACGACTTGATTGTGTGCTCGTCAATGTCACCGTAAGTCGATGATTCACCTGTCAGAGATTCTATTTCAGCCTCCTTCTTGTCAGCGACAGTAGCGACAACATAAGTGCCTTCACGAAGAATGACGCCTGCCTTGAGGAATGTCTGTTTGAAGTTTTCAATATCGTCCTTGTCATCACATACGGCTTTAGCCATACGAGCAATGCTGTGTTGTGATAAAACATTGACCTTGCCCTGTGGCTCACCATCGACCTCGGCTGAAAACTCCATGCGTCCTTTTGTTGAAGACAAGAAGGTCAGACGAATGTCATAATCACCAATTTCAAACAAGAAGTCTGATGACGAATCAGTTGATTGATGGACTTGAAAATCGGGGTTCATAGCAACCACTACGAGACGCCCACCGTTATAATCGTCTTGGTCAAAAGACCTATCATTTACATACACACAATAAATTATATATGTGTCTATATGACCATAAGTCTGTTTCAATCGAAAGTGGTAACCCCCCGTAGGGGGGTTAAAGATTCAGACTTTTTCGCAAAAACGAAGGTAAGGGATTAGAAAATATATATGCGCTCCAAACCTTCATGTGTTGTTTTGGTAAAAAGCCTGTTGAATTAAATGGGGAGAACCGCCCTATCCCACGACGCCATACACTTCGGCATTCCACATCGTAGGCGGGTATCGAGCCACCTTAGACCAACCCCCGTAGTGTGTCAGACCCTTAGATTGGGGCGGTCATTATGTTTAGGCACGGTTCTCCTTGATTGACCCTACGGGTATCATCTATATAAAGATAACTCACAAAACTTTAGAAGGATAAGTCCGAAGCGAATCTCAATGTCGCTACCAAGTCGGCAGGTTGCCTGCCTACATCCAATGTCATAGCCGCACCGTTTGGTGTCATCTCCCACGATACTCTGAAAATTCTGTGCCTACCTGCGATACCCATAGAGGCAAACTCCATCACATCACCTGCATAGATGTCATACCTTTCGGGCAAACCTTCAATGACAAACTGTTCCTCTGTGCGTCCATTGTTTGACAGCATCAGTTTGGCAAACTGCTCGGCCTGTTGATTGCTCGTAACTGACTTTTCATTCACGACTCTATGCACAGGTCGTCGAGGAAAATTAGGGTCGTCCACAGGTGGGAATGTGAAGTCGATACCTGCTGTGCTATTCTTCACGACTACGACATTGAAGATACTCAAGTCACCCTTTTGACGCTCGACTGATGTCGGATAGAAGTCTTGAGGTGTGTCTGTTCTTGGCATACGACCTGCAACCAACGGAGTCAAGTCTGTGTCATCAACCTCCTGTAACTTGCGTAGGTGAATGTAGCCACGCTCGTCAGCATATATCGTCATCGGTGTGGGTGCAATGTTGATGAATCCGAGAACAGTTTGGATTGCCGCTAACCTTGTTTTGCCTTTGAGTGTGATTCCCGAAGGAACGGTAACACGGCTCTCGGTGCTAATGCGCCCGATAGGGGGAGCGTAAGATGAACCTGCGATAACCGATTTGATAATCGAAGCGGCATCTCCCTTGACGACTATGTTCTCATTGAGTATCGTTTCATTTGACAAGAATCCAAGTGAGTCAAGGCAAGTCAATGTGACTTGGTCTGTCGTTTCTTCTATGTCTGATACAAACCCTGTGAATATCAGAGGTGGGTTAGCCCACCGTCTTGGCGTTGCATACACTTGCACGGTGTCACCAATTTTTGCTACGGATGCACGCCTACCACACACAGAGGATATTGCGACCGATAACTGTCGTGGTGCATTCAATTGATGTGTCGCTGATATTCCCAACACTCCTCTCAACGGCTTGGAGCCATTCAAGACAACAGTCGGTGCTTGCGGTGTTGCCTCATCGGTTGAGATTGGCCCATACACATTACGAAACATAACTTGTCTCGACCTAACGAAAAAGGCACGGTGAGGAAATCCATTACGGAGTCCTGTTAGTCTCATGGTTCTTGGCCTGTTGGTGTATTGTAGTCCTTCGGGGTTGAATCCACCATCAGAGAATCCAAGGACACCGAGGTTGAATGTCGGAGAAGGAAGAATGGTCTGTGGGTAGTTACCTTCGGTTGGCCCTGTCGTGAAAGCAAAACCTCCACGAGGGCCACCTCCCCTGCGGCTTACGACATCATACCTGTCGGGGAATGATGATTTGCCACTGTAATGATAACCAAACCCTACGGTTGATGGAGTGAGGTCGCCATGCAAATGCGGGTCAAATGGCTTTGGTGTCGATAGGCTCGTGTAGCAGGTCGTGACTGTTTTGTCGGGAACCCACCCACCTACCTCGTTTGGGAATGGTATCAGCCCAAGACCGAAGTCAGATGGGAAATGAGCAGGTCTCTCCATCAATTCTTTTTCATCAGCCCTTGCATCCAAGACAGGGACATCAATTCCCCTGCGTATGCTCTCCTTTCGTGACTCCGCCCATGTCGTAGCGACGAACCTTGCGATAGCCGTTCTTGGCTTTCTTGGGTCTTGCCCTAACCGCTCGGCTTCATCAAGAAGCACCTTGGGCGGTGTGATTATCATTGGGTCATCGACAGGAGCACGGACTATGCGAGAATAACGCTCGGCTTCGTCGCCCATGGTCTGTTCAAGGCCAATCGGGTTATTGAATCTCGTGTGGGTTGATTATTGGTGAGAATGGGCCAACACCTTGAGCAACTGCTAAGGCATTGTGTTCGGGGTCAATGTCGAGGTTCGCCAAAACGATGTGCTCAACTACCTTACGCAGTAATGGTGTGTGTCTCAAGTCAAGTTCAATACTTTGTCTGTGTGCAAGTGAGTTTTTCATGTTATCATCTCTATTATATCGTAAAGGCCACACCTATATAAATGTAATCTCTATAACTGTCGCTTGAGCCATCTTGGAGCATCCTGTATATTGTCTCGGAACCAAGACGGAATGAGATGTGCGCTGTTACGAGCAAATCTTTGCCACGCCCCGTCGAGAATAAACAGGTGGCCTACATCTTCGGGCGTCCTAACCACACGCCCTGCGCCCTGCACGATTGACAAAGCCGTCTGTAATTGATACCACTTTTGACAAGGGGCCGAACAGGTGAATCCTGCTCCACACAATTCTCCACTATATTTTGACGGGGGTTCATACGGGCAAGATGGTGTGTCCTCGTGTATCTTACGCCATGCGAGTTCATCTTGCATCATACGCTCACCAATAACGGGGTCATTAGTCGGCAGGTATGGCACTTTCAAAATACACAAAAACTCCGCCAACTTGCCTTTGAAATCGAACCCTTGTGTTACATAGGTCGATATGAGGACAAGGTCATCTCTCTCACTTGTAAAAAACTCATTGAGCACTTCATCTCTCGCTCTTGAGTTTGAGTCATGTGTTCTAATTCTGTCTCCGTGACCAAGTTCAATCAAACCTTCGACTACCTTCTTGCGTATTGCATGGCTATGTGGTAGAATAACCCCCCGCTTGTTTGGAAATTGTTTGAGAATCACATCTAATGCTTTGATTTGTTTTGGAATTGTATATTTGCGTTTAGCCCATGACATAGAGCCGCATGGAACATAGTGAACATTGAAGTTCTCCTGTGGGAATGGAGATTTGGTTATGTTGATGTAAAGCGTCTTTTGGTCTTCAAGTCCGAGACCGTGAAGGAATGTTTCTATGTCAAGTATTGTAGCCGAGAGCATGATTCGCTTTTTTGATACAGATTCAAGAATCTCTGCCGCATACTCTCTGACCCTTATCGGCTTCAATATGAGGTAGTCTCCCCATTTATTCTTCTCAAATGAAATGTGAACATTGCTTGGTTGATGAAGAATCTCCAAAGCAGTTTGGAGTTTAGACACAGCATCACGAATAGCCTCTACCTCTTTTTCAGTGGTCTCCATACCCAAATCTGCTTCGGCTTTGTTTAGAGCGTCGTGAGCCAATTGTTGTCGCTCTCTTAACTCAATTCTCCAATCCTGTGGAGTGAGGTGTGTAGGAAAACGCCCTTTTCCAAAAACTGTTTGCCACTCTTTAGCCGACAAGCGGACTTCTAGTAGGTCGTGAATGAAACTCTCCATATCATGTGCCTCGTCAATAATCGCAAACTCTCTTTGGTCGAATTTTGTCAACCCACGAACTGCACGAAAAAGATACGCAGGGTTAGACAGAGTTAGCCTTGCGTCCTCGGCTTCAAATCTCTGTTCGTAGTAGGGACATGGTTCTCCCCCATCCTCTTCTCGTCGGCTATGCTTACAGCCTCCACCTGTCTTAGTATAGCAGGGCGCACCTTTAGCAGTCCCCGACCTAACCCAACAGTCAAAATTTGACCTGCCTCTAACCTCTTTTAATCGGTGAGAATAGTCTTTCTTGTATTGCTCTGTCAAACCGAGAGACGGGGTTAGTAGATATGCTGATTGAAACTTATGTTGTATCGTCATGGCGATTGGTGATTTACCAATTCCTGTCGGTGCTTGAATCACGATATTATCAAAGTCGTCATTCTCCAAAGCCCAATATGCAACAGATAGTGCGTCGTCTTGGTAAATGCGAGGTGATGGGTGAGGGAAGTGTGGTTGTATTTCATCCCACTTGTTAGGCAGTTTTGCCTTAGACGGGATATTGATACGAATAACCGTCATGCACCTAAAAGTGACACCCACCTATTTCAATACCGTGAAAAGAGGCGTTTGCTTTATCCATAGTATGACCGAAGTTTGTGTTGGAGTTGACGGATATGAGTTCTGTTCATCGGGTGAAGTTCTTGTTGCCGCTATTGTGCTTGAATGTCTTTTCTATATCTTCTTGTTTATTGGAGGATTTGAAATCCTCCGCAGGTGGAGAGAGAGCCGAGCACGCAAGGAGCGTGTCAAGCGTCGTATAGAATTACAACAATGGGGCCGCCCCCCTAAATAGGCCAACCCGCTATACCGACTCCATCCGTGTCACCTTCACCAACAGTCGTAAATGACCCTCCAAGATACGGATAATACAAATCAGAACCACGATGAAATGTATTCATCCAAGATAATTCATTAGTCGCCCACTTCAAATCGAGTTCGCCTGCGTCGAATCCCCAAAACCTCTGATAGCGTAACTGTGGGTTGGTATGAGTAAAGTCTTCGTGTCCGTTCATACTTTGTGCTGAACCGACAGGATGCCACCCGTTTGTTGAGTCATAGTTCATAGATGGAACGGACAGCCATCGTATGTTGATTGACCTAAGCACAGAATCGACCATGTCAAACTCAAATGTTGGCATCCACACCTCCATGAAATGTGTTACCTGTCCCGTGGTAGGTTGAAGGAATGTTCCTCCATCGGGCCAATCAAATGATGTGTTAGCAGAGTTTGGTTTGTCATAGCCACCTGCACCTGCCATTCTTGCTGATGGATTAGCGGAGTTTGCATCACCCGCAGGTGAGTTAGCCCATTGGAATGGTGCTTGCGTGGCCTCTGTAACACCGTCACGATATAGACCACCTATGCCCCTATCATCGTCCTGTCCGTCTAATGTGAAAGCAAGAATCATGTGCATTTGACCTTGACCATTAACGGTCGTAGATATGTGCTTGTAATCGGGTCTCACTGTGCTATTTTTAGGGATAAACAAATACTTCGTTACACCCAAGCCATCAGCCGCAGTATATTGGTCAGCAAATGGCATAGCGGCATCGAATGTGTTAATCAAAGTCCTACGACCACTATCGTCTTTGATAATTGTCACATACGCTCTGTCTCTCTCATCAATAACTGCATCATAGTAAATGACATTGTCGGCATGATATTGAAATGCGTTTTGCACACCGACAACATGAATCGCTTTCAAAGGGTCAAATCTGTATCGACCCGACGGGTCGAATGCACCTGTGTCATTACGACCAATGTTCACATAGATTGCATCGTTAGCCCTGTTACCGAACAGTGGTGCATTGGCATCATTACATCCACCTCGATAAAACACCAATGGGGTATTGTCTCCGATAAGACATATCTTGGGAGCATCACAATCACTGACACCATGATTTGTTGAAGACGCACTATTTGATGAAGCATTATTGGTGCTTGTTTGATTTACTTTTGACCACCTATCATCAGTCCAATTTGCAGGGTCATCATTGTATGTTGGCAACCCAATGAAGTTTGTTTCAGACGGTAGTTTGGTTGAATAGATAATATGAGATGGTTTGCCTGCGACGACCATACGGCAAGCAAGATGTAACCTGTCGTTTGCATCACAAACCAAAGTCGGTTGTCTCAAATCATAGTCTGTGCCGTGGTTGGGTATGACAGAAGGTGCAACCGACCAAGACCACCGATACACAGGACTTGGATTGTAATTCTCAAGGGTTCGTTTTGCATAACCATAATACAGAGTGTGTTTAGGTGAGCGTGAGGCTTGAGAGACTTCAATTACAGCGTGTATAGTTCCAAGGCTGTCAGATGCAAATGCGGCTGACCTCAACACATCTGTTGCACCTATTTCGGGGCCGACTTCATCAAGTCCCGTGTATTCAGCGTTTGAGGGATTGACTCTCATGGCCTTGCGGTTCCAAAATAGGTCATTGTGCAACGGTTTTGCGTAGTGAACAAATGTTGGTCTATTGCCACCTGTGCTTGTCGCAGACCTCTCAATACAAAATGTGTGAAGTGTGCCATCATCTGTTCTCAAGATGCGCTGTCCTTTACCGAAGCCCAAGTCGGGCGTTGCTTGACTTTCAGTTGATGTTTTTAGTGGTTCTCCAAGCATTTCACTACGATTCTGTGAAACTCGATTGTTGTTACCTGTTGCTACATCTCGTGCTCCTGTTCCCCTACCCGACACAATAGACCCCGAATCCCACATCGGTCGAGATACAGACGACACATGCACATCCACAGAAGATTGTAACTGCTCTGCCACAGCAACATAATCCACATCGTTAATCTCGTCGATACGACCAAGAATTATCGGTGCATATCTCTCGTTTTCAATAACTGAAATGTCGTAGTCTTTGCTTGGCATCAATGGGACTGCGCCCGCATGGAAATGCTCTGTTGGATGGTCGTTCCAAAATGCAAACAAACCGTTGCCCGATACAATAGGCCCACGACCCAAGTCTTTGCCTGTGCTTTGAAGTCCGTTTATCTTAGCATTTGACCCCTGTGTCCGTGATGCGTCATCCCATAGATTAGTGCGGAGATAATACTGACCCAACGGTGTTCGTGTTGCCGCAGGGTTAGACTTGCCGCCCAAGTCAAAACCACTGTTCAAGGTCGTCCCTGCTTCAAGATGTTGAGTGTCTGTTCTATGGAATGGAGTCTCCATCTCAAGGTCGAGGCTGTTCCTCCCTCCCTGTCGAGCACGCACACTTACTTCGGCAGGTGCAAGGAGATGAATAGGCACATCATATCCAACACCGCCATGCACTTGCTTCCAAGTTCTTGTAGGCTTGAATGGATGGTGTGTGGTAGTAATACCGTAGTGTAGTGGCCCATGATGACTAAATGCACTCATGGGGCCTTTCATCAAATCAAAATTAGCGAAGGAAGAACCACCAATACAAAATCCACCCCATTGACCTTGACTTGATGGAGTAATGGCTGTGCCAAATGGGACATTGAGAGATTCGGGAGCATCAGAGTAAAACTGTGAATTGTTGCCATAACCTATCGGGTCATATAACCCTCTTGGGAATGACCAACCCGACCAACCTAATTCTTGATGTGGGTTAGCGGCAGGCCCATAATCGGCAAAACCGACAGTGGTCGGAACAAAGATGACTCTGTTGTGTAAGAACCCTGCACGCTCTTGCGCCCATACACTCAATGTAACACCTGTTAGAGTCGCTCCGATTTGATTTACAGGTTGCCTTGTTGGGTAACCGTGTCGTATTCCCGAAGTGTATAGGTGTGGAAGTGCTCTTGGCAGGTTAGCGTATGAGCATCTGACTTCGGGGTATGAACCATAGGTCATCGGAATGGCACGCTGACCACTTTCAGAATACCAATAGGCTATACGAGAACCGCTCCACCACGAGTCTTTTTGAGTCCAATTTTGTGTATAGTAGTCAGAGCCATCGACACGAATCTTCTTGGCATCAAACATACGACGGCCTGCTACGGCTTTACCGTTCTCGGCAGGTATCTCTGACCATAAAAGAATCAGAGACCGTCCGCTTGTGTTGGCAACAATGCGTCCCCATGAAGGCAACAAGTCAAAATTGTCACCTCCGCCTTGATGACCAACACCACTACCGTTTGTTGGTGTAGGAGGTGGAGATGGGATGACTTCTCCTGTGATTGGGTCAAGATGTTGTTCACCTGTGTTTGGGTTGTCCCCTGCTACGATAGGGATGCACTCATTACCACTTCGATAGTAACCCGCAGGGCAACCCGACCCTGACCCCGAATCGGGGTTGAATGGATATGCAATATCAGCATCGGGATATTCCTCCTCACTTCCAATGTAGTCTCTGTGAATAGCCGCCATTGCCATTTTACCGTCTTGCATGAATCGAAGAGATGAGCAATGTAAGGTCGGGTGATATATCGGAGTGTTACCCGTGTTTTGACTGTGCCTTGGATGTCGTGCATTTGCTTTGTCTTCTCGACCGAGATAACGCATTAACTCTATTTGCGGGAATACCCAATCGTGGATAGACCAACCGTCATACTGTTTGTATCGAGGCAACAAAGCCTCTGTCAAGTCTAACACTTCAGAATCTTGAAATTTCGGGTCGGTAATATATGTTGAAGCGGCACGATACAAAGGATTGTTGATGAGGCTTGTAGCAGTCCGAGTATAATATGGGTCAAGTGTTGAATTGTATTTGAAAATCATCAATTCGCTACCTCTTGGATATGCAAGGTCACCTACGCCATCAGCCCAAACCTGACCCGTCCCCCAAGTCTGTGCATTGAAGTGATTGGCGTCGATAGCATCAGCCGCAACAAACAGTTCTTCTCCGTAGGAATCAGCATCCCACAGGTGAGATATTCCACCCCTTTGGTAAAATCCACCTGCTTCGATGGCGGCACAGAATAATGGGACTTGCGACCAAGAAACATTTGCTATCGGTCTAAATGGTGTCAATTGATGTAAGTTCCAACCGTCACCTTCCCCGTTACCCTTTGGCATAACTGATTTAGGCATCGTATTATCAGTCGCTAACGCTCCTTGTGATGCGATAGCGGAGGTAGCAGTTGAATCAAAATACACTCTGTCGAGTGTAGGGTCAATTCTGAATATCGCATGATAAATCTGACACGCTTCATCTTCCAAATCCATGTTCGCAGTCAAGCGTTTAGACTGTGGGAAGTTACGATTTGTAGGAGTTCCATATTCAGTGGCATCCAAATCCACGGTAGCGTTGATTCTCGTCTTTGGAGATAGGCTAATGATGACATGATAGTCCACGATTGGCTTCTTGAAAGTTATCGAAGCCGATGAGGGATGTGAAGAACCTGCTTGCACGACAGTATCGACTGTATCGACGAGAACAGGCACGACACGAACCTTGGTTGGTATTTTGTCTTTCATAAAATGCTGTGATAGTGATTCGGTAGCCTGCCATTGCGTGTTTGAAGCGTCTCCTCCGTGTTGTCCCAAAATATGCCGTGACGCCTTCTTTGACCTCGATACTAAAGATGGCAAAGCAGAGCCGTTGATATTCGCCACGGACATAGAGTTACCGAGATTATTGGTCGCTGAACCGTTACTTACATGATTGACTCGTCCTGTATGAAATCGAGTGTTGTTGGCTTGTGTTGGAAAAGTCTCTCCTTTGTAACCCGTCCTAAGCCCTGTCGTGGTCATTCCCTCTGTCATTGGTGCTGTGAAAGAACCGTCACTTCCATATTTGAATAACTGCTCTGCACCTATTGAATACGATAGTCCATTGCGCCTGTAAGTCGTGCCGCTATGGACTTGGATATTAATGCCCGCAAACATACCTGCGCCATCTTCATTCCATTGTCGGTCGGGGACAAGAGGACTTGCGGGCGGTGCTTGTGCGTGTGGTGGATTGCTTGACCGAGATACGCTTAGGAATGCTGTTGCTACAAACACTCCCTCGTAACCAATCAACCCACAGGTGTCAGCAACCATGTGGTTGCCTAAATCAGTTCGGCCAAGAGGAAATGTATTTTCGGATTGGTTGAAATTTATCTTGTCATTGTGTTTATCGGAAACGATAGGTGTCTGTATCGTTTCAGCAGGCAAGTTCAGAGAATCTTGGTCATTTAGACTGTGACCTGTGGCATCATTTGTTGCATCTGTCGCTGATATGGACTTGCCACCCGTCAGAACAGGATGCTCAACCATGAGGTTGATACCCCAATGTGCCGCAAACGCCTTCATGTCACCATTTAACTCACTCCCGCTCTCCAAACCTGTGCCTGTGGTGAATTGTATCGGGGCTGACCACAGAGATGAAAGGAAGGTTGTGTGGTGATTATCACCGTAAGTCTCACCTACTCCGTTGCTTGGTAAATCAGCCTTACTCATGTGCGTGATTGCCTGCATGTCTCCGATTGAGTTTATCGCCAATTGTGAACCAATTTGTAGGTCATAGGATGGCATAAGACGGTCGGTTTGGGTCTTGTGTATTTGCCATGTATGATTGCCTGCACGGGGGCTTGTGTAGCCTGTGCGAGCGTAAGATACAGTTTTGCCTGCATCACTCACGGTTGTCTTGGATGCGGGATAAAAGCACTTTTGATGTCCGCTACTGTGTAGTCCACGCCCTACATCTTGAATCGCTTGACCGTTCTCTAATGAGCCTGTTCCGAAGTTTAGAGCGGGTGGTGTGTTTGCTAACCCCAAACCTAAGAAGTGAATCTGTGATGGGTTCAGTAGTGGCTGTCTCACAGTGGTCGTGGTTGCTCCTCCCCAAGCCACAGGAGATTGAGGACGATTTGTAGTCAATCTGTCTCCCCATAGAGTGTTGTCAAACAGAGCATACTTGCTCGTAGCGGCTCCTCCTGTGTCTGTTATGTCGTCAGCCCACACGATTGTGAACGGCAAACCTGCACTCGCACCGATGGGTGGGATAAGGTCAATAGCACTCGCAGGAACACCCATATTAGGGTTTAGAACAGGTGTGGTTCATAACCTATTCTTCTTCATCGACTTCGACACCGTCCAAGTCTCCGACCCAAACAGGCTGTAAATTATCATCGGGAACCATTCTGAATGTGCCTGCTCGTTTTAAGACAGGTCGCCCTCGTTTATCACGAGTGTAGGCATCCAATGTCCTGTTCTCACGCATAGCAAGAGCACATAACTCACAATAGTGATGAGAGTCTTTGGTGTGCGGTGGAGCACCTTGAATTGCACGAATAGCCTCGACAGTAGCCTGTATCTTCGGGTTTTTGTAGCGCATTATTACGGTGCATGGTTCATCGTGAATCTTGCATTTGTGAGGACATTTTGTCCCCGCAAGTGGGTCGTAGCCTTTCTTGCCTCCGCCCATGCGTCCTTGAATCTCTTTCTTTTTGCCCCTGCTCATGCTTTGACCTCTGTGTTGTTCCCATGTGGGTGAGGCTTGTCTTTTGCCTCATACAAGATTGCCTCTAATTTATCAGTTAGCAAATCCCAATCACAGTTTTCGACTACCCAATCTCTTGCACGCTTAGACATGCTTTTACGCTTCTTTGACCACCCCGCCATTTTTGTCATCTGTTCAGCCAAATCTTCGATTGAAACCACTGATAATTTGACGCCTTGTGTTGGGCCTGTTATGAATGTGTCATTTTTTACAAGAATGCCCCTGCTCAAACTTTTGGAACTGTAAGTCGTGCCGCCAACGAGTTCTCTCGCTGTTGAGTTATCGGGGACAATAACAGGTAGGCCACATGCCATTGCTTCAATTGTAGGAATCCCAAATCCTTCGCCCGCAGTAGCCAAGACATGACAGTCACCGACTTGATACAGTTTAGCCATCTGTTCTCGTGTCAATCCATGTATCGGATTTGAGTCAATATCAGAGAATGTGACATTGCCCTCTAAGCCCAATTCCTTGACCATGAGCGGCAGGTTCCACCCACCAAGCCCTCGTGAGTTAGCAGGGTCTCCTGTGTGCATTATCATGCCATATTTGTGTCGTTCACCTTCGGGCATCCCGTCGAGCATCATTCTGAATGCCTCAAGTAACCGTGGTTGCTGTTTCCTGTTGCCATTACGACCGACAGAGACGAAAACAAATTCCCATTGGGGGACGCCCAACTCGGCTCTCCATTGTATTTTTTGCTCCTGTGTTACAGGCTTGAATAATTCAGTATCGACACCGTGATACAGAACCTCTGTTGGTTCGTATGTGTATCTGTCGAGATACGGGTCTCGTAGGCTCTCGTGAGCATGTCCCTCGCTGTTGTAGCGTGCTACAAACTCTTCAAACTGTTGAAGCCCAAACTTACTCATCCAAAGAGGTGTGTGGGTCATTCCAATAACTTCTTTCCATTGGTAGGAAAACGGTGAGCCGTCAATTGGTAAATATGCTACATGCGGCACACCTTGAGAATTACAAGAGCGAACCATGTGAGGTGTATTCCAAATGTCGGTTAGACTGAAATACACATCGGGGCGAATAGTAGCCAAAGTGTAGTCAAGAACATTGTGTTCTCCATTCACATGGTCGCTACCTTGTCCCTGTATGCCCGAATGAATCAAAGTCCATCCTTCTTCATGTCTGATTGCTTCTCCGTTGTATTCCCATCCCATGACGAATACTTCGTGTCCTCTTGCGGCCAACCGCTTGATTAACTCACGAGACACTACACCGTAGCCTGTTGGTCTTGTTGGTTGCTCTGAACCCCATAAGATTCTCAAAGGCTCGTGGTCGGGTTCTAATGAGTTTTCATAGGCTTGTTCTTTAGGCGATAACAATACGCTCATGGTTTTGAACGGCACGCCCATGTTTATGACCTTATCGCCAAACTAAGACTTCTTGACAAAGGTCGGTGGGAATAGTTTGCCCGACCGAGCATCGGTCTTACCGCTCAATGTGTTAGGGCCGCCTTGGGCTGCATATACGGTTGAATCTCCTGTGCTCATGGTTATTGTCTTCGATACCTGCGGAGAGAGGTTTGGTTCATCGTGACTGCCAATAAACGCATTCGTATATCCCGTTGTATCAAATCCACCACCCGCAGGGAATGGCATCAATCCGTTTGCCAATGATTCTAGGCTGTTGCCACTACCTAACGGTGTCCTGTTGTCACGCCTTGACGCCTGCACACCTCTACCATAGTCACCGTAATTATCAGCCATCTGAATGAGTGCATTCGTATCATTTGACCGCAGTCCTGATGTGACAACTGACACTTTGGTATTCACGCCAGCACCATTCCAAGAAAAGTCGGGTGCTGAACCACCAATAGCGGAAGGCCCTATAACTGTTGGAGGAATGGCCCTGTTATGTATTGCACCAACAGGCTTCTCAACTTCATAAGTAGCAATAAGCCCTGCGTGTGCGCTGTCAAAAGAAAGTGGTATGCCATTGTTGTATAAGACAACAGGGTCTTGGGCGTTGTCAAAAAATGCTAACTCATCAACTACACATTTGTCAAGATAGAGTAATCCTCCAAAGAACGGTATATCAGCCGCCCCAAGAGTATAGCCTGTTAATGGGACAGACGGTGCTGATACACCCGTCCCTGTTCCGGCTACACCATTCTTGAACATAATTACCGTTGCCCCATCATCAACAATCGTGATGTTACACCATACTCCTGTTGTGTATGAAGCAGACGATACAACACCTTGCACAGTATGATGTAATTGTATTTCGTTTGTAATTCCATTTATGTAAATAGTATATGTAGCCACAGACGAACCTAACATACCAAACAACCCATAATTTTGAGCCAATAAAGTGCCTGTAACTTTGACCCACATACTAATTGTAAATCCTTGTAGTGATACTCCACCTGTAAGGCTTGCAGGCACTATATAGTATTCATTGCCACTCGTTTGAGAAGTCCATTCAAGTGCGTAAGGGTTTTGCCGCCCTCCCCATTTATACCAATTAGGGACTTGACGGCATCCTCTTAGTAAAGCCGAGGTGTGATGATTTCGTGGCACGAACCTATGTTGGCCGAGATGGCTAAAAACCTCATCGGTAGTCTTTCAACACGAGCCGCCCTGTGCTACGAACATTCGTGTGCCTCTGTTCGACCTCCTTCGCAGGTAGCGGCTCACCTTTGATTCGTTTATGATGGCGGTTGCCACTCTCCCATCCACACGGCTCTGATGCCTGTATTGCTTTGATGCCTCGCTTAGAATCACCCTTTCGCTCTGTAAATCCAAGGCATTTTGCATAGTCGTATTCGTAGCCTGTTGGATTTGTTGTTGAAAACATAGGGTTGCGATAGTAACACGGTGCTCCACAGACAGGACACGGCATAGAATCACTCCTTGGTATAGTCAGCGTGCTCTTTTGGCAAGTGCTTGGTTCTCGTAGCCATAATGCCATCGAGACGCTTGATGATATTCTCACAGGCCGTATCGAACCTCTTAGTGGAGTGTTTGTCATTACACATCATGTCTTTCAAATCCGATAAGTCGATTTCAGAGACGATGTGGTTGAGAATCTCATACTCTGCGTGTTGCACACTCTTTGCTCTCATAGTTACTCCACCTTTCGTATCGTTATCTCTAATCCTTTTTCGGTTACTGTGACTAACACTTGATGGTCGTCGGGACAGGCGGCTAATGCTCCATCAATGGCTTGTTGCCATTCGGGTGGTAATTCATCTCTCATAAACAGGCTACGGTAGTCCACCTATATTATCTTATTGACTATTTTTTCGCTTTGGCCCGCTCAAATTCTCTTTATTTTTGAGAGCATCTTCTCTTGCGGCATCCTGTTCAATTTTGTTACGACGACGATTCTTATGACGCTGTGCTCTTGACAGTTTAGGTCTTGGTGTTGGGTTCAAATCTTCACCTGTCATCTCTTTCAACCGTTGCTCATGATAACCCTTCTTACGGTGACAATTTGCACATACTACACGGCACTTTTGCACCTCCTCCATTATCCTCTCCCATCCATACCCACTTGATACAAGGTGTGATACAGAGACTACCTTTTCATCGGGGTTGATGTGGTCAAAGTCAAGACTCCAAGCATTATCCTTGCCGCTATGTCCGCACTCCTCACAGGAGAGCGACTCCTTGTATTTGCGATAGCGTTGCTTGATTTTACGACGCCTGTCTTTGACTTGCTGACGCCTGTGGTCGCCATTTTGAGCATACCAACCTGCGTGATACTTCTTTTGGTAGTTTTTTCTTCTCACAGGGTCTTTGAAGGGAATTGACTACCCCTCCGAATCATAGAAAAGTCCCGTGCTTGCCTTGATATTCACCGCTCTTTTTCATTTGATGAATAATCTCATTCAATTGAAATCCGTGCTTATCGACAAGACCTGCGTAGTATGCAATCTCTCCCTCTGTCGCATCACGGTCGAGTAATACTTCGTGTGCGTGCTTGACATAGTCAGCCGCACTACCGCCCCATCCAACATGGTCAGCCAATTCCTTGGCCTTGGTAGCCTTCTTGGTTTCTTTTGGTGCAGGTGGTTCCTCAACTACGGGTGTTTCTTCAACAGGTTCTTCTGCCGCTTTGGTCTTTTTCTTGCTACCCTTCTTGGTTGCCATGATGTTCAAGTCCCATTCATGGTTCTTAACAGGTTCGCTTGTTACATCACTCATTCCATCGAAGTTCAAGTGACAAATCCATGCGGTAGCCCAAGCAATCACCGTCACTCCTGTCAAACGAGCATTGCTTATCGACACTATTGATTGCTTTAGCCTCGTCAGAGCGTGCTATGCGAATCCACCTGTATTCTGTGTCCCCATTGACCCCATTTGTTGTGAGACTTCGGTCATTCAGAACCTTGGTTATCGCCCTGTATAGCGTCCACACACCTGTGCGTGTTGGATGAAACAAAGTCAGTAGGAAAAATTGTGAGACGACTCGACCTATTGAGTCAGTGCCATCGTCCAAATGTGCGGTAGCAATTTCTCCGTATTCTTGCGTTATTGCCAATTGATAGGTCTTTTGCTTTTTTGACTCAAGCCATCCTGTATTTACAACAACCGTGTAACTGCCGACGGCAGGGGTATTATCCTCAATAAGGCCCTTAATCAAAGTGTGAGGGTCAGTATTCGGGGGTTGTCCTCCACTTACTGACAGAATCACGCACCCCCGTTGCCAAAGACGGACACGGCCGAAAGCGCATTTTGCTTAACACGGTCAAGCATTTCTTTGTATTCCGATTCTGTCGATGCAAGCAACGGTCTCCACATTTCTTTGACTCTCTCTCCACAGTTCTCGTCATTGAGAGCGGCACGAGCCGCCTGCCTCACTACGAGGAGGATAGTAGCCATTTTGGCTTCGATAGGTGGTGCTGTGCTACCTGCCGTGTATGATACTTTGAATAATTGCTTGGCATCAAGTCCTATACGGTTGTGAAATCGGATGATGCCCGATGTGGCGTCGTCAAGCCACCACTTATGCACCCCATCCCTGTTACGCCCTTCGACAAGAGCAGTCAATGAGCCGTCTGACTTGGTTTCTTCAACAGAGGCGACAGAGACAACGGGGCGATTGCTAAGAACTAGATGTTGAAGTCTTGTTGTTGAGTCGAAGTATTCAACATGGCTCTCTGTCCCTGCCAATTGTCGGCCTGCGTAGGCATCAACCATACGAGACGCATTGGTAATCATTGTAGCGATTTCAGAATCGGTAGGCCCAATCCCGTCGCTAAAATTGATACCTGCATAGGTTTCGACTTCGGCAAGGGTGCAGTAGTCAATCGCAGTCATGGCATCATCTCCTGTTTAGCCGCTCGGTCAAAGAGCGACTATGGAGTGAAGCCTTCAACCGAGAATGTCAGCCTCAAATGGTTGCGACACCAAGTAACAGACAGATTGCGTCGGGGTAGCGGACATTGAAGGCAATGTCTTGCTTTGGAATCAAGACGAATCGGTCTTTGGTAGGCTCATCGTGGAATCCGATGCTGAACCTGCGCTCTGCAACCGTTGGGTTTCCAATCATAGGAGAACGGATGTGGGTCAGAATGGCAAGAGTATGTGCTCCGTTGTGAGCCGCAGGCACTACACCTGCGGATTGGTTGAGGTTGGTTGGGATGACACCTGTTCCAAAGACACGCACACCATAGATTCGACCGATTTCGCCACTTAGGATAGCGGCACCTGCACCGTATTTATCGACGGTTTGTAATTCAGTCAAGCCCATCAATTGAACCTCAAGGTTTCGTGGGACGATGAATGCAAGGTCATCACGGTTGTCAGAATAGACACCCAAGTTTGCGATTGCGGTTCTTAGGTGGCTTAGAGCGAATGTCCCATTGACTGCGACTGCTGTGCCTGTTGCCAACTTTCGCATTCCGTCGAATAGTAGTAGGTAATCGTTCTGTGATGCACTTACACCGCCTGCGTTGGTTCCAGCGTGGTAAGCACCGTTGATGTTGTCAGCGAAAGCGTTGGTTGTAGTGGTGTCACCGTTGATAAGTAGGGACTGCTCGTTGAATGCAAGGCGAGAAGCAATGTCGTCACGGAGGACAGCCATCAATCCTTCAACACCGTATGCTACAAGGTAGTTACCGATTGGGATGTTGGCAATCATTGTCTTGAGTTCAAGAGTGACCTCTGCCGTAGCATGGCGAGATTCGCCTGCCGCAGTTCCCGACTCCGTTGCTGACAGTGTTTGACCGTGGAAATCAACAGAACCGCTCAATTTTGGAACATTGAGTTTTCTTCGGTTCATTGGCATTGCAGGGAAAAGAGAACGCATGAAGTTTCTCTCATATACAAGTCCGATAATTTCTTCGGCAGTCTCGGTAGGTAGCATTGTTGCACCTGTTCCACTTGCCGCTCCGGCTAGGGCATCTTTGACTCTCTGTGTCAGTTCGGTAAAGTCGATTTCTTGGCTCATGTTTTATCTCTCCTGTCTTTGTGGGTATTAACCATATCGGTCAAAATACCCCGTGCTCACTCTGTCCTACGACCTCCCAATCGGCCTTCAAGCCATGCTCCCAAGTGGGCCATGCCTTTGCTTACCTTTGGTTGTGGGTCGTGGCTCGTGGTGTCCTTGGTTAAGACATCAGTCGGCACGGGGGATAATGACTTTGGTGTTGCACTTGCGGCTTCAACACCTTGCTCTGCTAACCTTTCAGCGACTTTCGCATCGACAGCCGCATCAAACTCTGCTTGCTTTGCGTTTGCTTCAATCATTTCATTCAGAGAAGCGATTTCAGCATCCTTTTCATCGAGTAGTGTTTTGAGTGATTCTGATTCATCGAGTCGAGCAATGAGTTCAGAGACTTTGGCTTCGACTCCTGTGAGTCCGACAACCACTTCGCTTAGGACAGCGACTTCGCTCACTTCTTCCTCTTTTGTCTCAACAGGTTCATCGTTGGATTCTTCATCAGTTGCCTCGGCAACCTCTTCAACGACTTCTTCGTCATCAAGGACTTCTTCGACGACCTCTTCTTCAACCGCCTCTTCGACGACCTCTTCTTCGACTTCCTCGGTTTCTTCTTCAACCTCATCAGTTTCTTCATGGTCGTGGTCATCTTTGACAACAAAAGTTTCCTCCTCAACAGGAGCGGATAGTTCAACGGTCTCATCGACCTCATCAATTGTTTCCTCTGCGATTTGTGCGTCGGTCATGACATCGTGGTTCTCATCATGGGTCTTAACGGTATCGCCCCCGATAGGTTCAGATATGCGGCTTTCTAACTCTGCTAATTTAGCCTCCAAGCCTGCGATTGTGTCAAGCAAATCCACCACATCATCTTCGTCGAGAGTCTTAGAGTCAGAATATCCTCCGCCTCCTCCGCCTCCACTACCGCCTCCACCTCCGCTTGTAGCGGCTGTGTAGTCAGCGTGTGTTGAACATGGCATGTATATGGTTCGACCATCTTCGGTCATTGAATGTGTGCCTGTGCATCCCAATTGGCCTGCTCGCCTTCTTGCTTCGGCCTCTGTGGTGTATTTGTCAGTCCCGACTCTCGCTTTTGTCCCACAGCCACAGTCGTCTTTTTGGAAATCCATCTCAACGCTCTCTGACGGTGGTGCAGGTTCATTAGGTGTGTCTGATGACTTCTCAAACTCAATAACATACGAACCGTCACGCTCCTCGACAGCAATGATTTGCTTTTGTCCGTCATATTCAACAAGAGACTTACTAATATTGAACAGGGCGTTAGGTGAAGCGGGTATATCGACTACGCTTGTCTCAATCCATTCAATCTTGACAAACTTGAGGTATGCTTCATCTCCACGACCTTCTTTGATAGCGGCCTTGGCAATGAACCCTATCGAGAATGCTTTGAGCATACCCTTGCGAATCTTACGGACAATTGCTTCTTCTCCACTATCTATACGAGCACGACCAAAGACTGCTTGAATCTTCTCTCCATCGGGCTTTTCATAGTGTCCCATCTCAACCTCCTCCATCATACCAATGACACCATAGTCCTTACGGTGATTGTATAGAATCACAGGATTCTTGCTGTAAGACTCCCATGACTCCATGATTGCCTGTGGCTCGACCAATTCCTTGTGTCGGTCAAGCATTTTTTCGTCACCGACATAAACAGGGCCATAGACAACGACATCGTTTTCATCCTTGTCATACCCCTCGTGGTCG